CTCAGGGAAAGGAAAAGGGGTAAATGGGGTACAAGTACCCCTTAAACAAAAAAAGAGCCCCTCAGGGCTCCATTTTCGCGAAACAAATACTAACCCTATTTGTACGCATACAACATTGCAAGCCTGCAATCTTTGTGTATCTGCTCGTAATTGACTTTAAAGCCATTCTTAGAGAACTTTTCCATCACGAATACAAGTTTGCTTAAAAGGTGCCCATCAAAGTCTCTACCGTGACCTGCCCAAACTGTATCGTTTTGACTCCAATCCAAATGAACTTCAATAGCCCACTTATCCACCCTCTTCATAACATCATCGTCCATATTAATTAAAACACCCCATTCTGCACCCTCAATATCCATTTTTACCATATCGACTTTAGGTAAGTTCTTTTGATTCATAATTTCTTCAATTGTAATTGAAGGTGGAACCTTGGGATTATCACTTGGTATATTTTCTTGAGACACTTTTGCAAAAAGAGTTTCAACTCTGATGTTGCTGACGTTTTTAATTAAGCAATTGTAATATGGGGTTTCACATTCAACGGTGATAATACGCATCGCGCCTTGCGTGATAGCATAATTGGTAAACATTCCTATGAACGCTCCGCAATCAATAATCGTGTCGTATTTATTTATTTTGAAGTACCTGTCGTACTCGTGTCCGTGATAAATTTCATCATAAAAAGATTCTGCCAATTCACCGTGATTTTCGGGATACACATATTTTTCAAGTTCCATATTTGTAATTTAGGAGCGGGGGTAGGAATCGAACCTACTTCCTCTTGGTTATGAGCCAAGAATGCAACCACTACACTTCCCCGCTATCTGCAAATTTAATAAACCTTTGAGTTGCAAACGAACAAAAATTATTAACCTATAGGTTTACTTTGGTCCAATTGGCCATATTTGAGTCTTTATCCACGTCCTGTAATCATTTGCGGAAATAGCCTCCTCAGCAACTACAGGGCTGACTTTGTTATTTTCTTTCATCCATTGTCTAACAGGTTCCCTTTGAAACTTGCCCAAATTTCCAATGACAAAATAATCTTTTCCTTTTATCAAAGCCATATTTAACCTCTCCTTGAATTTTTTAATATTGATATCATCAAAAGAATGAGCAGTAAAATGCCCAAGTAAGGAGCATACTTTTCCATTCCTTTTTTTCTCTCTACGAATTTTATTTGTGGAGGAAGAGTAATAGTCTTGGTATAACGAATGGTATCAGCCTTTACAATGGTTTTAACACGAATAACATCGTGGTCTCGATAAATAATGGTTGTAACTCCATCTTTGGTCAAAGTTAAAGTATCAACTTCTTTCGTTGTAAAAGTATCCGTCATTACAACACTGTCTCTAACAAAAATAGTATCAATCCCGTAAACGCTAATTTGCGCCATAGCGGGATTCTTTTTGATTGCTTGATTTAAATGCCATTTAGCGGAGCAACCCGTTAACACTAATACGATAAAGATTGCTTTAATAAATCTCATTTCTTGTATAATCTGTAGTATTCAAAATCTGATTCACCACCATTCTTCTGATATTCAAGCCATTCCTCATATAATGGCCCTTCATAATGAAAATCATCGGATTTATCGGTATTTACAGAAGTATCAATACCCGCCTCAGTCATTTTGACCGCAAATATTTCTACTTTCTCAGATAATGCCTGAACACTTTGTTTCAATTCATTTTTTTCTTGGACTTTACTCTCAACCAATTTTTCACCATTTGCTTTAGCCAAAGAAGTGACTTGAGACGCACTTTTTAAATTGTTTTCAATTTTTTTAAGCATCAACTCAATATCATCAACATTAGGCTGATTGATGGCCCCTAAAGGTGTAACTATTTCCAACAATATGAATAATATTGCAAAAATCAATAATGGTTTTTTCATAATTTTTTCATTGTATTAATAATTCTTAATTCCGTGATTGCTGCACTTAATGCAGAATCAGATTTCTTTAATGCGTTTCCTAATTTGTCAATTTTTACATCCAAATTATCAATTTTCTTGTTTGAAGAGTCAATTTGGTCTTTATAACCATCTCTCAAATCATAATAAAGATAACCCACTGCCGCAAGCATACAAAATGCTACCGCAGCCACAGGATTTTTTCTAAATTGGTCAAAACTAACAGGCAAGGTGTTAGCACTTACTTTTTTTGCCGCTGTCATAATTTAAACTATTGGAGGGTTTGCAGTTGCAATATCATTGCTATTGATAAGGGTGTAAGTAAAAATTTTCCCGTGTATTGAGGAAGATTGTAACACAATTTTCATAAACGCATCAAAATCGGGTGACATTTTGAAAACTTGGCAACCTTCACTCCAATTGTTGACTTGCTGACTGTTTAAACCTGCCTTATGGATATTTAATCCTGCAACATCGTTGTAAATTTTACTCTCGTCATACGTACCGTCTTTCAAATTCCAATCACGATAGACTTTTAAAGGTTTACATTGCTTTAATGCCGTGTATTTACCCTGATGTAGACCGATTGTAAAGCAACCACGATATTGTCCCTCTACGAGACGCGCACTACCATCGCCATTGTCTACAGTACAAGGCCATTCAAAATATTTCCATTCTCCATTTTCTTGATATGAAATGGTCATCCAATCATCAAATAAATTGGTGACTCTTTTACCCGTTGCCGAATTTCTAATACCGACGATATTGATATTTAACTCTCCGTTTTCAAAAAAAACGTAATCTTTACTTTTTAAAGTTTTTTCTATTTTTTCTTTACTAAATACCATAATATATTATGATTTAATTTTCTTCGTTTTGATTTTTAGAGGCTCCAAAGTAAAAGGAAACCACCATAGTAACAATTGAAGTTACCCCACCTGCAATGGTGAAGTAAATATCTTTTTGGTCTGTTGGGAAATCCCAAAAAATTATGCTAAACAAAATAGCATAACTCAGTGTTAGAATAATTATTGCAACTATTGCTGTTGTGTTCTTTTTTAAATTGTCGAAACTCATAATTATGGTCTTTTATATGAACGCACAAGATTTTCTAATGACATTGGTCCATTTGCATTGAAATATACCCCCTGACCATCGGAACCGATGTAATTATTGTACGATGATTTTTTAAATTTTTGTAATTTACCTGCATTTCCAAATAACGGTGATTTAGGAGCAACTCCCTTTAAACCGCTTTGCAGTCCACCTTGGTCTGCACCAACTACAAAACAAGGCTTCGCATCCGATTGTGCCCAATTCGTAAAATTAGAACCCTGTCTCTGATATGCCAAACCTACTTGTTCATTGTATTGGTCTGTATTGGGAAATAATCGGCCTAAACGCTCAAGATTGGTTTCACATCGCGTAGCATTTGCTCTCTGACCGAAAGATTTTGCATTATTAAGCATATCGCCTACTGCATTTTTGAATTCTTCACCCGCGCCTTTTGGTGTATTTTTTTTCAATCCTCTTAGTACCAAGTACAATCCTGTAGCAGTTGCTGCCAAGAGTATGATTTGTTTTTTGTTCATAATACAAATATAATTAATGAATTAATCATTTATTTTCATTTAATTTACATCAAAATTACGCTGTATGGAAAACAAATTAGAACAAATTCTTGAGATGTATCCCGATGTGGAATTCCTCAAGGCCGATGGTTTTGACAAGGCTGTCATTGGAGTTGACGTAAAAAATTATCGTTTGATTTATGATTACTACTTAGCAATTAAAGTATTAATTGAAGATGATGGTATGACCGAAGAGGAGGCTGTTGAACACTTTGATTTCAACGTATTGGGCTCTTTAAGGGATGATATTGATTATCCAATATTTATTATGACTGATTTCGATTAACAAAATGGGCAACAAATTAATGTTGCCCTTCTTATATACTAAACCCATCCTTCGGAACCGCCACCGAGAACGTAATTTTATTTTACTATCGCTTTTCTCTGTTCGCGTAAAACTTTTTGAACCAACTCAGTATCTACGCTTGCTTTATCTCCCGCATAATACGAGGCATTATATGGACGATAAACCCCTTTATAGTTTGTCAGTCCATAAGGCACACCTAAACTTGACCATACCGTCGCTATATCAACCGCGGCTTTTTTCAAATTAGCATCCGTATCAGCAATTTTTCCATTCAAATATTTTGGCAATGTGGATTCTGCATCAATCAATGCATCTGCAATTTTAGTCTGATTGGCCTCGTTATAAATGGAATCTAAATTTAAACCCGCCTTACCATAATAACCTTTAAGGGTTGTTGGTATAATTTGAAAGTGTCCTGTTGCCCATAATTGACCTATTCCTGACCTTGACATAGACTGATATTGAATAACCTTTCCAATTGTCATTTGCGTCAATAATTTATCTGTGAAAGGTTGTGTGTTTTTAGCATTGACACGTGAGTTTAAACCTTTGCTATTGTAAAAATTATAATCATTCCACGTTTTTGCTTCACCACGTAAAACTATATCCCAAAGCAAAGGATACTTTGAAAACCTCCACTTGCTTTTTGCCTTTTTATTCGATGGAGCCGCTGTGAGATTTACGGCAATAACCACCCCAAACAGAGCGGCTACAATCAAAATAATTTTCTTTTGGGTCTCGGTCAATTTCATTTTGTATTTTTAAAAATTTGGGTCCCAATGTAATCTGCAAATTTGGTTTGGGCCGATTGAATTAAATGCAAGGAATCAGTGCTCATTTTAAAATCTGCTTCTTCCCAAATTGGAACTACAACAGCCTTTTTGATATTTTTACTCAGACCTTCTTTAAACGCATCACTCTTTTGGATGTAATCCCCATACCGTTTCAAATCATAAATGACTTTGCTCGACCTGTATCCTGAAATCACATAAATATTGTCAATGCCTGCATCACGTCCTGCACCCACCATTTTTTGTATGTTTTCAGTTGCTTTCTGATTTTGAACCAAACTGAAATTGTCATTAGCACCTGCGTAGATGAATAAAATATCAGGAGTTGATTTGGTCTCCTTCAAATACTTTTCTAAAATGGGCAACAATTGGTCAGTTCTTAAACCACCTTTACTAAGATTCTGTTGAATGGTAAAACCATATTTTTTTGCAAGAGAGTCTTGCCATCCCCATCCATAACCTGCAGTATGTGAATCCCCTACAAAAACCGCCTTTTTACCAAGCGGATTGAATTTTTTAGGGCTTTTCCCCAAAGCATAAAGAATCCCTACCGTAAAGGCAGAAATCAGAATGAGGGTAAATTTATTCACTTTCATTTACTTACAAATATAACATTTACAAAGAAAAGTATGCGTTGGCTAAAATGTGCGGGTGATGATTTGAAATTCAATACATCTTTGTATCGAAAAGGGGCAGCCAAATTGAGCGAAGGCCACCCCTTAATCACAATGGATAACACGCAAAAATACATAATATGAAACACACCGCATTTAAAATCACACTTGGTAACGAAGAATTTTTCGAAGTAATGTCAAACCCTTGGACGGACACGATAAGCAATCCAAAGGATATGTCAGTCAGTTTATTGTTTTCCAAAAACAGGCCCGTAGTATTTCAAGACACGGAAAACCCTGCAAAACGATTGGTAATAATGCTTGTTGATGTCGATATAAATGAGCAAGGTATATTAGAGCACAAACCCTCATAAACACAGGGTATAACACGATGGTGTAAAAAATTATTTGCTCGCATATACAACAAACTATAACTTCGCATCCCTTCACCAATGGCTAACAAGAAAAAAAAAGTAACCCAAGCAACTCGCAAAAAGATTGCGCGGGCCTCGAGACTTTATCAAAAGGTTCGAAAAACAGTTTCTAAAGAACTTGAAAAACAGGAAAAACCTTTAAAGGGAAAAGACCTGACCGCCTTTATTAAAGAAAAAATCTATCCCGAGTATAAAGGGCTTAGTAGCCGTGAAGTTAAAGTTGCCGACATCCGTGAATCAGTTGACCGTGCCTTAACAGGTTCAGGTGTAATTAACGTCGGTGATTTTGTCAATCCATTGAGTATTCCCGTCACTCTTTTGAGTGGTGTGTTTTGGTTTGATTTGGACAATTTTATTGACGTGGATTTAACCGCTGAAACAGGAGGTAAAAATTTACGATTTGAAGTCAATGCGGGAGAGTACGGTAGCACAGGTATTATAGAATTAAGCGAATACACATATGAGGGTAGTGGGTTAAATGACATCATTGAAAGTGTTCGCGATTATATTCAGGGGGAAATGCCCGAGAATGAGTCGGAGCCATATTGGGAGGGAGAAGTTCGGGTTAGGCCAAATATGCAAGACGATGGACGGCCCGATTCTTATTTCATTCAATTCACTCTTTTTGTCGGTGGACAACAGGTACCGCCTTCTGAGACTTTTGAAGAGGCGCAACCAATGGTTTTGTCTGAAGAAACTTTGGAAGAACGTAGGGCGCGACGTAGGGAGATTGTCAAACGTAGAAAAGAACTTGGAAAACAAAAAAGGGAAAAGGCTCGTAAAAAGGACATTCGTGGAAGAGAGAGACCGACAAAAAAAGTTGCTCCAAAAGAGGAGGAAGTCAAAAAAGAACCTAAGGTAAAAGCCGAACCTAAATTTGACAAGCGTCGTGCGGAAAATATTCAAAAAGCACTTGACCGTCAAGAGCGTTTGTTGGCTGATTCAAAAGCACTTTTTGATTCGAAGGTTTTGACCAAGAAAGAATTCTTGGCAGAACGGGCAACAATTATTGCTCAAACAACAGCCGCTATTGAAAAATTCAAACGTGGTGGACAAGTTTGATAAATTATTTTTGAAAATAATATTTGTTTGCTTAATTTCGTAAATCACAATGGCAAAAAAGAGCGAAACCTTTGGCATTATTGAAAGTCGTTTTCAACCAAGTGCAAATCCCAAATCGGTGATGAATCGTTTGGTAAAAATGGGTGAAAATTTCATTTACCGCGAAACTAAGTTTATGACTCAGATTGTTTATCAGGGTGTTGAAACGATTTACAAAAGTCGAGACACAAAAAGTTTCCCTGCAAACAAGTTGTTCATATTCAAGTTGGTGAAAAATGATGCTATAAAGTTTTTGAAGCAAAATCCAAATTGGACGGTTCCCGATAAATATCCTGTAAACCAAACCAATTATGATTACGATGCTTCCTATGGGGTTATCACGGGGACCGATATCAATAGTGCATATTGGGTAATTGCACATAAACTTGGAATCATCAGCGACAACACTTTTAATAAAGCGCAAGGAAACGATTGGAAAGTAATTCGATTGGCTGCACTTGCAGTTTTAGGCAGAAGCGTTGCTTATCAGGAATTTCAAAATGGTGTCAAGCAAAACAAACCTATTATTATTGAATGTGAAGACCCAAGAATTAATCTGCTGTACCGTGGTATCAGGTACAAATGCTTTGAAATGATGTCATCGATTGCAGAAATACTTGGTAATGATTTTGAGGCTTACCGAACTGATTGCATTTATTACCGAGACACCGCAGATAATCGTCGTAAAGTGTACGAGTACTTGGATGCCGAGCAATTTTCTTATAAACAGTTAGAATATTAAAAAATATGAATTTACAACTTACACCTATGCGTTTCGAAAAGGTTTTGGACCGAGCAACAATGTTGGACTACCTTACAAATGATGGTAAGAATGTAGTAGAGAGAAACCGACTGATATTTAATGACTCAGTTGCGAAGGAAATAAGATTGAATGGGTATTTCTTTAATTACTACAAATACGAAGAAAGTGGACAAGAGTTTGCTGTACTGCAACCTTATCAATTGAATGCATCACCTGTATCTAAAAGAACTTATTGTTTTGGATGCATCGACACCGTAAAAGAAGAAGCATCGTTATTTTTCAAAGGCAAAAAAATGGCCTCTGATAGACTTACGGCAATCGTTATTTACAACGAATTGAAAAAGTATTTGGAGCCTCAACCCGACTTTTTACCCTTTTCAATAAAATTTTAATCCATTCACAAAAATTATTTTGCAAAATAAGTTTTTGTTTGTAATATTGAATTGTAAAAATCGAAAACAATGGGAAACTCTCTAAAAAAATGCCCTATTTGCCACGTGCTATTTGTGGGCCACGGAAACAATTCGTTTCCATTAAACGTATTAGGCAAGTGTTGCGATTCCTGCAATATGGAATTTGTCATACCTGCAAGGATTTCAATATTGATGAACAACTTAAAACCCAAAAGATAAAAATATGAAATGTATCAAAATTGACGTAGTAAGCAAAGAGGTTTACGAAATCGAAATCGAAGGTGGCCTACAATCTATGTATGATGCGTTAGGTCTTGAATGCGAAATGATTGAAAAAGGTTTTTACCTACCAATTGTTTCTGCTGTTGAATCTAAATCGCATATAGACACTTGTTTTGTTGACGAGGAAAGTCTTGTCAAAGGCGACGGCTATATTAAAGGTGCGTTTGCATTCCAAGCCGCTAAAGACAACGTCTATGGACCATTTTTTAACAACGGTTTAATAATCGGTTGTGACAAAGACGGTGAGTCTGTAGCCCACCGACAAATTTTTGACAACATTAAAGACCATATTCAATTTTTTGATATTGATTCATTTGACTTATGACACAAGCATTTAAAATAAACGGAAAACGTGGTGACGTAAAACACAATGTAAAACTTCTATTGGAATCGGACGCAACCCTCCGTGACAATTTACTTCGAACAATATGCAACTATTGGTTTCATATTAATGGCCCCACCAATCAAATTGATTTTAAGACATTAAGCGCAACCGAGTTTTTTACTCATTATGCTGATGGAAAATTTGACCACCAAGCATCTATTGCCCGCCAATGGCAAAAGGTTCAAGAAGAGAATCCTAATTTGCGCGGAGAGCAATGGTTATCGCGTCAAAAACACACAAGGGTGGTAAAAAAAGATTTGGGTTACGGAAAATAATAAAAGGGGAGTAAGTTGGCAAAACTCCCCCTTTTCACACGACTTACCATTACAGTAAATCACTTCGAAGTTAATGAAAATCTACAAGTATTATTTCCTTGACATCGACAAGCCAATAAGCGTAGAGGCGCATAATAAGCACAGTGCAAGAGCGGTCCTTGAAAAAGTATGTAACGATGACCATTTTAAAGACAAAGGTTATATATTGACAAATTTGGTTAGAGAGACTTCTGAGACTCTTGTGATTGATGTGAGCGTTAAAGAAACAAAAACGGGTCAAGTGATGTGGAATGGAAGGGGTTGGTCCAAAAAAACAACTAACATATGAAAACAAAAAAACTACAATTCCGAATTCGCGAATTTTCGCAAGGGGGGTACGTGATTGACAGAAGAATTTTTAATCTGTTATGGTTGCCTCTTATTAAACAGCCATCCCGCAGTTTTGAGACTCCTTCTCAAGCACGCGAATGGCTTGATGTGTATGTCAAACAACTTGAAGTTGAATTTATTGAGCAAAATCGCCCAAAATTTAATCAAGAAGTAAATTATCAAATCGGTTTTAACACCCGTAATTTTTTATGGCTACAAAAATAATATCAGGATTTCCCGCGATTGGAAAGACCTATGCGGCTCGCAATTCCAATTTTATGTGTGTTGACTGTGATTCAAGTCAATGGAATTGGCTTACGGACCCTAATGGCGATTTCCTTAAAACGGATAATGGGGCAAGAATACCAAATCCTGCTTTCCCACAAAACTATATTGACCACATTAAATTTCAAATTAAGCACGATTTTCTTGATTTCGTGTTTGTGAGTAGTCACGAAAATGTTCGTGAGTGTATGCAGCAAAACTACATAGATTTTACAATTGTAATTCCTGCATTGAATTGTAAAAAAGAATATTACAAAAGAATGCAACAACGTGAATCACCCCAAAGTTTGATAACACTTGTAATGGACAATTGGGACGATTGGTTGATTGAACGTCAACGGGAATCAAATTGCTATGTATTGAATCAGGGGCAAACCCTAATTGATATTTTACCCTTATGGAAAACACCGTAGAAGAGTATTTTACCAAAGCCCTGTCAGCGACAGAAGAGAACAAATATTTTGTATGCCGACGTTTTGATGTACTGCTCCGAAAAAAAGACGGCAAATTCTACGCTGCAATTAATTGGAGCAATCTGATTTTAGTACAAATGAGCGTAAGCGATTCATTTTTCAAAACTTATTTTTTAAAACATAACCCAAATGAAAATTAGTCAATCCTTTATGAAATCTTTTGCCGAATACAAGGTAAAGGAAGAGTGTGGCTTAGTTGTGAAAGCAAAATACCTCGACGGTATTCAATCTACACCCACTAAAGCAATGAAACTTGGTCAATATTTCGAATATATGGCCACGGGAGGACTTCCCGCTTATGGTGATGGAACACCGCCTGAGCCCGATAAAGTGTACAAAGGAACCGCAAAAGAAAAACTTTCAGAAGATTACGAAAGAGCATTTCAAAGTTCGATTTTTTGCAAAGCAATTTTCAAAGCGATGAACATCAAAATTCTCAGTTTTGGAAAGAAATTGGTGAGTTCAAAATTGAATATGTCTTGCACAACCGATATTATTGCAAAGTGGAATGGAAAGAAGTGTATCATCGATTTGAAATATTCGGGCTTGGTAGATGACAAATGGAATGAAATGGGTTGGCACGAAGACTTCCTTGAGCAAAAGGAAAAGATTTTGACTCAGGCAGTTCATTACAAAATTATTGCTAAAGAAAAATTTAAAACCACGGATGTGCCTTTTTACTTTTTTGTATTCAATACCAAAGACCCAATGGATGTTCGCATTTTTGAAGTGTTGGTAGACCCAAGCAAGGAGATGGAGCATTTAGAAGGGGTGAAAAATGTCTCTCAAGCACTTAAAAGAGAAATCAAATCAGCAAATGGATGGAAAGCATATCCTGAGATGAAAAGATGCAACAAATGTCATTTAAACGAGACTTGCCCTCAACGCGCCCTGTTACCCAAAATTAAACAAGTGTTTTACTAATATGCCATACTCATACAATAAATTCAAGCACAATGTTCGAGAGCACATCCTCTTAGAACTCCAAAACACCTCAAATCCCCGCGTCCTTGATGTTGGAGCGGGTTCAGGGACTTATGCAGACCTTTTAAAAATCCCAATGGATGCTGTTGAAATTTGGGACCCTTACATTGCTCAATTTAACCTTGCTTCTAAATATAATACCATTTATCAGCAAAACATTATGACAGTCAATATTTTAATGTATGATTATCTTATTTTGGGAGATGTACTTGAACATCTTACGCCATCTGATGCAACATTATTGATGGGTCAAATCGAGACGTACAACATCAAATGTTTAGTTGCTGTTCCTTATTTAGATGAACAAGGTGAATATGAAGGCAATATTTATGAGACACACCATCAGCCCGATTTAACACCCGAAATAATGGCAAGCCGATACCCAAATTTGAAGTTATTATTCGGAGATGACGAATATGGCTATTACATTAATTATGAGCCTCACGTTGCCCCTAACTTGATAATTTCTTCAGGGAGACGTTTTGATTACTTTATGCGGACTCTCAAATCGCTACAAAAACACAATCCAAACTACCGTACAATGTTCAATGAAGTTTGGGTTTTAGATGACCGAAGTACTTCTGAAGAGCGATATAAAATGGAATTATATTTGGATGCCTTGTTTGGTGAAAAAGCCCATTTGATTACTTTCAACAATAATGGTCAATTTGATTACGTTGACAAATTCAATATGATTAAACATTTGATGGGTCCAAGTGAGTTTGTATTTTTACTTGAAGATGATTGGGAATCCGTAAGACCTCTTGATTTGGGTAAACACATTAACTATTTGAAAAAGCATTCCGCATTTGACCAAATTATGTTTTCACAGGTATTTGATATTCAGACGGATGAAATTAAAGCCGAAACTTCTGTGAACGAATATTATTGGAAAAACCCTTTCCCTAAAGATTACAGGCACTTTTACGAAATGCAAAATGGATTTTTAAAATGGCAAGAAGTTAAAATGAACAACTATGGTAACAATCCTTCAATTTTTCGCAGACGTGTTTTCGAGAATAAAATATTTCACAAAGACCACGGATGGGAATTGACATTTGCGGATGAATATCCAAACAGGCAACAGATTTTAACCAAAGACAATTTATTCATTCACATCGGTCAAAAATCACTCATTGATATTAATCCCAAGCCATAATGAACGAAAATTTTATTCCTTTCCCTGATTGTAAAGAAGCCACACAAATTGTAAATGAGTTGCTTGTAAATGAATCATTGTCCGATTCAATTGACATTCTGAAGCAAAAAATGACAACATTTAATCGCATCCTTGACATTCACGGGTACACACAGGATGACTTAAAGAAAGTCAGACTAATGAAAGAGGCTCTTAGTATTTTACAATCGCAATAATATAAAAATGGATAACGCACTACTAACTAAATTCAGCATACAACTTGACACCTTTGAACAAAAGGTGTTGGTTGATTTGTTAAAAAGTCATTCGATTTCACCTGCGCAATTTAAACAGGTCGTTTTAACTGAAGTCAGAAGAAATGAAGAAATGCTCTTTGCCTTCCAAAAAAATCCACGCAACCTATTTGCGGCAATCATTCATTGCGCAGAATTAGGATTGAGTCCCAATCCTTCTGTTGGAGAGTTCTTCTTTTTGCCTTATAAGGGGCATATTAAGCCTATTTTGGGATACAAAGGTGTGATTACACTCCTGATGCGAAATAATGGCGTAAAAACGATTTGGTGCGAGTCTGTGCACGAAGCGGATGAATTTGATTATGAACTTGGACTTGAGCCAATTTTACGACATAAACCCAAAGACGATTTGAGAACATCCATTTCGCTTACTCACATTTACGCAATGGTAAAAACCCGCGATGAAGAAAAGGTTTTTAAGGTGATGTCAAAAAAAGAATTAGAAACTATTGTTGCCAATTTACCAAACAGGAATGAATTGTATTTCAATGATGCAAAAGACAGTCAATTTTGGATGCTTAAAAAAATCGTCCTGAAACAATTGTCGAAACTGTTGCCAAAAGATTCCTTAGGTTCAAGAGCGTTAAGTTTTGATGACCAAGTTGAGGGTGGTGCAGTTTTGACTCTCGATGATGAAGAAAGGGTTATTATTGTAAATGACAAAAAGCCTACGAAAAAGGGACTATATGCAAAACTTGCATATACAGAGGATTGAGTTTAAATTCGTGTCGTTGTTGCAAAATATAAAAGTATTTTGAATTCGACGATTTTAAAGATTCTATTGAGAAGTGACTGTTCCTTCAGACTGTAAACCACCTTTCGGGGTGGTTTTTAGTTTAATGTAAGTTGACCAAACTCGTAATAATCGTTGAAAGTGTAAATCAACGAAATGTTTGCACTGATTTTGATATAGTTAAATAAACCCAAAGACGAAAGATTAAGGGCTATTAAAAATTGTTGTGGATTACCACCTGTAGAACCTTGTTTGATACTGAAGTTTGCTGCTCCAACTCGTTTAAACTGTATTGTCCAAGTACTTGAGTTATTCCAATTAAAGTTTCCAATATCATATAAGTATTCCGTTGCGGAATTCACATTATATTGGTTTGGGTCTTGAAGTCCACCTAAAATAGAAATTAACGCAGGATAGGGCGTATGATTTTCTATGTTCAATATGATTTTTTTGGCGGGCATCAGAAGTCTATTTCGTAGTTTTCGTAAAAATCAATCAATCCAAAATTACTTTCACCTTTAGTCAAAAAATCTTCATTACTAAGTTCTTGAATATCAAAGCGGTAAAATAATGATGTGTTTGCAAGTATTCGTGGTATGAATGCATTGTTAGAGTCAAATCTATAATCAAGATATTCAGCATCTACAGACAATGCCGATGATTTTTGATATGGGTCAATCGTATTATTCAAATAGTAAACATTTCGGTCCCCCTGTTTACTAAATTTGAGCAAGTAGATTGGTTCAATTAATTGTTCTAAGGATGTTGAATACTGATAAAAATTTTTAAAATCGTAATAGTATCCTGTTCCAACACTTGCGTTCACCGTTTCATAAGTCAAATCCGAAACGCTCGTAACTCTTACTGCGTCATTAGGATAAACCGTTATGATTGGAGAGAACGTGGCCATTATTTTGCTACCAATACATCTTTACCATCTAAAGTCCTTGCAACATAACTACCACTTTTGGTTTTAAATACCTTCATCGAATATTCATCTGCAAAAATTGAATTCAACTTCTGCAATGCTGTTGGTGATTCTTTTGCATCAACCGCGTTTAAGTAAGCATCCAAAATAGTTCGGGCGTTTTGTTTTTGACTCAATTCATCTTTAGTAGCCTTCATAGGCTTACTTATACCATTCTTTTTAGGTTTTAACAACATATATAAAGTAATTGTCGCAACTGCAATAATTACAGCGTTTTTTACTTCTTTTGAAAACTCCATCATTTTTTCTTTTTAAACACGATAATTGCAGCAATGAGGCCGATTAAACCTATTGTAGAGCCAATAATTATATTCGTCGTGCTCCTTTTTTGCGCTTTATCCGCAGCATCCTGCAATAAAATCAATTTGGTTTGAGCGTCCTTTTCTTTTGCTAATTGCTTTTGAAGAGCCTCTGCCTCCGCAGCGTTTAATTTAGCAAGGTTTTTTTCAAGTTTTCGTTTTGAGACAACATCTAAACCACCTACAGCCGTACTACCTGCCGTTGTGATTAATGCTGCCGCTATTGCTACAGGTATTGGCATAATTTTTTAATTGTTAACTATTTTATTATTTCGATACGGCTCCACCATTTCTCTGATGTACTTTATTTCCGTTTCAATTCTCGCATTACTCAATTTCACTTCTTCTATGTCCTGACGTTGAGTTTTCATATCCGCAAATAATTGAGCACAGAAAAATGCGCATATTCCAAGAAGTATGCGATTTACCCATTTTTCAATCATTGCGCTTTGTTGCTGTTGAGTTGTCATTTCCCCTTATATTGCGAAGTTACACAAAAATCTTTGTAGCGTTGAATTACCATATTCAATGCCGATTTAACATCATTTTCAGATGTGTTAATTTCATTCTCTAATTTTTCAAATTCAGGATTTTCAAATTCTTTTTTATTGGTAGGTCTTTTAGACTCATCGTGTGTTAACGGAACCCATAAAATCCCTTTGTTTTCTTCGAATATTGCTCTTTGGTCTTTATATGCAAAAGAAATACTAATCAAAACAACGTCATTTAAACTTTCCTCATAACGCGATATTTCCATCGCTTTTTGTATTAAAGCCCTTTCCGTCTGTTCTGAAAACCCTTTTAACCCATAAACAAATCGCAGTTTATCTGCATCTAAATAGTGACACCTAAGAGGTAAATTTTGCTTCACCCAACCGTAAAACTCACGACACAGTGTTGTCTTTCCTGAGTTTCTTTTACCATAAAAAACAACTATCATTTTTCATCTATTGGGGTTACTTCGCCTGTTTCAAGGTTTATTTTAACATACCCATATTTGTTGGTGATTCCCTTAAAAAAGACTTTGTTTTTTTCATCCAATTCATTCAATTCTTCAAGGGCGTATTTACGTTTCAATTTTAGCGATTCTATTTCTCTTGTAAACTTTGTTACGTGTGAATTCAAATCGGTCTGAATTTGGCTAATGATTCTGCTTTCATTTAATTCCTCTTCGGTTAATAATATTTTTTCCATAATTACATATTTAATTTTGTACAAATTTAATCAACCAATACTAATATCAAAGTAAGTACCAATATACCCTGACGAACTTGAGCCTACTGCTACGCTTCCTAAAGTGCTGAAATCAAAAGTTGTAATACCTGTTGCATTAATAGTTCCACCACTTACTACACTTGTATTATTGATGCCAATATTACAAGTTGTACCACCAAAACTTCCACTGACAGGCTGAAACTGAACCTCCCAATATGCTACTGCCAAAATCGGTTCAGTGGTATTACTGAATATTTGCGATACACTTCCACCTGCAAATACGCTTTGGAAAAATGAACTATAAATATGTGTACCTGTAGAATCATATAATCTACAAAATACATCAATGTCATTATCAAAAGGAGGCGCGGGGGGAGCGGGGGGACTCAAATTATTAATAATATCTACATAGTTTGCATAAGTTGAATTATCCATATAATAAACTTTTGACGCAAACTGATTGAAATTGTTATTGGTATCACTTGCACTTAATCCATAAATCCTATCTGCTCCACTCGCATTCCCATATTGTCCCCAAGCATTAAATGTAAGGGAGCCACCAAATGCATTACTTTCAAAATATGATTTTTTGAATAAGTCGCTCACCGCTAAATCTGATGGAGGCGAACCTGCGTTCGCCTCCTGATAGATAGCCGTCATACTTATGTTTGATGATGGAACTGCCATTATTGATTGTTTTTTAGTTTTTCCACTTTATCATCCAACTCCTTGATTGCTTCAATTACCAAGGCGATGATTTTTTCATAACGTACACCCTTGAATCCGTTTGCTTTTACCTTCACGATTTCGGGCAACACTGACTCGATTTCTTGCGCGATTACTCCGACATCACTTCCCTTGAATCCGTGAGCCTCGAAGCCTTCCTCGCGCCAATCGAATGAGTATCCACCGATTGTCTTGATTTTCTCGAGGGCGTTTTCAATTCGCTTCACGTTTTCTTTGAAGCGTTTGTCTGATGTAGAGAACGCTACGATGTCGTTTGAAGCATCAATTCGACCTGTGGTTGCTGACGGTGACAAAGCACCTACTGCTAACGACTTGGCCGCCTTAAATCCAACTGTATTCAAGACTTCGAATGTCGTTCCATCGTCGGACGCGTTTGCGTTACCTATGGTCGTAGATGCCGTAAACTTAACGATTCTGTTTGTTGTACCGCTCACGGCTACGCTCGTACCGCTCGTACCTGAAGAACCTGCAGCACCTGTATTACCACTTGAGCCTGACGTTCCTGAAGAACCCGCTGCACCGTTTGCACCGCTTGTACCCGATGAACCGTTCGCACCGTTTGCACCTGATGTTCCTGAAGAACCTCTTGTTCCTGACGTACCCGATGACCCTGCCGCACCATTCGCGCCCGAAGTTCCTGAAGAACCTGCCGCACCATTGACACCGCTTGTGCCTGAAGAACCCGCTGCACCACTAACACCACTTGTGCCTGAAGAACCTGCTGCACCTGTGTTTCCACTTGAGCCCGAAGTACCTGAAGAACCTGCAGCACCCGTGTTTCCACTTGAGCCCGATGTTCCTGATGAACCTGCTGCACCTGTGTTTCCACTCGAACCCGAAGTTCCTGAAGAACCTGCCGCACCTGTGTTTCCACTTGAACCGCTTGAGCCCGAAGTACCTGAAGAACCCGCTGCACCCGTGTTTCCGCTTGACCCGCTTGAGCCCGATGTTCCTGAAGAACCTGCCGCACCTGTGTTTCCACTTGAACCGCTCGAACCGCTTGAGCCCGATGTTCCTGAAGAACCTGCCGCACCCGTGTTTCCACTTGAACCGCTCGAACCCGAAGTTCCCGTAGAACCTGAAGAACCCGTAGAACCCGCGCTTCCTGATGAGCCGCTCGTTCCTGAAGAACCTGCCGCACCCGTGTTTCCACTTGAACCGCTTGAGCCTGACGTACCTGTAGAGCCGCTTGAACCCGTAGAACCACTTGAGCCTGATGAACCTCTTGTACCTGACGTACCTGAAGAACCCGCAGTTCCTGATGAACCCGAAGAACCCGTAGAGCCTGCGCTACCTGATGAGCCGCTCGTTCCTGAAGAACCTGCCGCACCCGTATTTCCGCTTGAGCCGCTTGAGCCTGAAGTACCCGTAGACCCGCTTGAACCCGTAGAGCCTGCGCTACCTGATGAGCCGCTCGTTCCGCTTGAACCCGTAGAACCACTTGACCCTGCGCTTCCTGAAGAACCCGAAGTTCCTGATGAACCCGCAGCACCCGTGTTTCCACTTGAGCCACTTGAGCCTGATGTACCCGTAGAACCGCTCGAACCTGTTGAACCTGCACTTCCTGAAGAGCCGCTCGTTCCACTTGAGCCGCTTGAGCCTGATGTACCCGTAGAACCGCTCGAACCTGTTGAACCTGCACTTCCTGAAGAGCCACTCGTTCCGCTTGAACCACTTGAACCATTCGCACCTGAAGTACCCGCTGAACCGCTTGAGCCTGATGAACCGCGTGTACCTGAAGTTCCGCTTGAACCTGCGGTGCCGCTTGAACCCGTAGAACCACTTGAACCTGCGCTTCCTGATGAGCCCGCTGTTCCGCTTGAGCCTGATGAACCCGTAGAACCCGCGCTTCCTGATGAGCCCGAAGTACCCGAAGAACCGTTGGCCCCTGAAGTACCTGCGCTTCCTGAACTTCCGCTTGATGCCGATGTTCCTGATGAACCCGCTGTTCCTGAAGACCCTGAAGAACCTGTAGAACCCGCACTTCCTGAAGAACCTGATGTTCCACTTGACCCTGTAGAGCCACTTGAACCTGTACTTCCGCTTGAGCCTGATGTTCCTGAAGAACCGTTTGCACCCGATGTACCCGCGCTTCCGCTTGAACCTGAAGTACCCGTAGAGCCACTTGAGCCTGTAGAACCTGAAGAACCTGAAGAACCTCGAGTTCCTGATGTTCCGCTTGAACCTGCAGTTCCTGATGTGCCTGAAGAGCCTGAGGAACCTGACGTACCTGTAGACCCACTTGAGCCTGTAGAGCCGCTTGAGCCCGCACTACCGCTCGTTCCTGAGGAACCTGCAGTTCCTGACGAACCCGTAGACCCACTTGAACCCGCACTTCCTGCAGAACCACTTGTACCACTTGAGCCATTTGCACCCGATGTGCCTGCACTTCCGCTCGAGCCACTTGAGCCTGAAGTGCCCGTAGAGCCACTTGAGCCTGTAGAGCCGCTTGAACCTGCACTTCCGCTTGTTCCGCTTGAACCCGATGTTCCTGATGAACCCGAAGACCCTGTAGAACCTGCACTTCCTGAAGACCCACTTGTACCACTTGAGCCGTTTGCCCCTGAGGTACCCGCGCTTCCGCTTGAGCCGCTCGAGCCTGACGTACCCGTAGACCCACTTGAGCCTGTAGAACCTGATGAACCTGAAGAACCTCGAGTTCCTGATGTTCCGCTTGAGCCTGCAGTTCCTGATGTGCCTGAAGAGCCCGCAGAACCACTTGTTCCGCTTGAACCGCTTGAGCCATTCGCTCCTGATGTTCCTGATGAGCCACTTGAACCCGAAGTTCCGCTTGAACCCGTAGACCCGCTTGAGCCTGCACTACCCGAAGAACCTGCCGTACCACTTGAACCTGCAGTTCCTGATGAACCTGTGCTACCCGAAGAACCTGCGCTTCCTGCAGAACCACTCGTTCCACTTGAGCCATTTGCTCCTGATGTTCCTGCGCTACCGCTTGAACCCGCGCTACCGCTTGAGCCTGATGTACCTGAAGAACCACTTGTTCCTGATGACCCTGTAGAGCCCGAAGAACCCGTGCTACCACTTGTTCCGCTTGAGCCCGTAGAGCCTGATGAGCCCGCGCTTCCACTTGAGCCACTCGTTCCACTTGAGCCATTTGCCCCTGAAGTTCCGCTTGAACCCGAAGTTCCTGTAGACCCTGAAGAACCTGATGAACCCCGTGTACCCGAAGTACCACTTGAACCTGCTGTACCTGAAGTACCCGAAGACCCCGAAGTTCCTGCTGTTCCTGATGAACCCGCAGAGCCACTCGTTCCGCTTGAGCCCGTAGACCCTGATGAGCCTGCGCTTCCACTTGAACCTGAAGTTCCTGAAGAACCATTTGCGCCCGATGTACCTGCAGAGCCACTTGAGCCTGAAGAACCCGAAGTACCGCTTGAACCCGCTGTTCCGCTTGAACCCGTAGAACCTGAAGAACCCGTGCTTCCGCTCGTACCCGATGAGCCTGATGTTCCCGATGAACCTGTGCTACCTGAAGAACCCGCGCTTCCGCTCGAACCGCTTGTTCCACTCGAGCCATTAGCCCCTGAAGTTCCGCTTGAGCCCGATGTTCCCGCGCTTCCTGAACTTCCGCTTGATGCCGATGTTCCTGATGAGCCTGAGGTTCCGCTTGAACCCGTTGAACCTGATGAACCTGTACTTCCACTTGTTCCGCTTGAGCCTGAAGTTCCTGAAGAACCCGTTGAACCTGATGAACCTGACGAACCGCGCGTTCCTGACGTTCCACTTGACCCCGCTGTACCTGAAGTTCCCGAAGAGCCTGCAGAACCTGACGTTCCTGATGAGCCTGCAGAACCCGAAGTTCCTGATGAGCCCGCACTACCGCTTGTTCCGCTTGAGCCGCTCGAGCCATTTGCACCTGATGTACCGCTTGAGCCACTTGAGCCCGATGTTCCCGTAGACCCACTTGAGCCCGATGAACCTGTTGAACCCGCGCTTCCGCTTGTTCCTGATGAACCCGAAGTTCCTGAGGAACCTGAAGAACCTGTAGAACCTGCGCTACCTGACGAACCTGCAGTTCCTGATGAGCCTGATGAGCCGTTTGCTCCTGATGTTCCTGAACTACCTGACGTACCTGCACTTCCTGAACTTCCGCTTGATGCCGATGTTCCTGATGAGCCACTCGTACCGCTTGAACCCGTAGAACCCGATGAACCTGTACTTCCACTTGTTCCACTTGAACCTGTCGAACCGCTTGAACCTGTACTTCCACTTGTTCCGCTTGAGCCCGTTGACCCGCTTGAACCTGTGCTTCCACTTGTTCCGCTTGAGCCTGAAGTGCCTGTAGAACCTGATGAACCTGAAGAACCTCGAGTTCCTGATGTTCCACTTGAACCTGCTGTGCCTGAAGTTCCCGAAGAGCCCGCAGAACCTGACGTTCCTGATGAGCCCGCAGAACCCGACGTTCCTGATGAGCCTGTAGAACCTGATGAACCTGTGCTTCCGCTTGAACCTGCGCTTCCGCTCGTTCCCGAAGAGCCCGCAGAACCTGACGTTCCTGATGAGCCCGCAGAACCCGAAGTTCCTGAAGAACCACTTGACCCATTTACCCCTGAAGTTCCGCTTGAGCCCGATGTTCCCGTAGACCCACTTGAGCCTGTAGAACCGCTTGAGCCCGTGCTACCACTTGTTCCTGATGAACCGCTTGTTCCCGAAGAACCTGTAGAACCTGAAGAACCTGCGCTTCCTGAAGACCCTGATGTTCCGCTTGAGCCACTCGAGCCATTTGCCCCTGAAGTGCCTGAACTACCTGAGGTACCCGCACTTCCTGAACTTCCACTTGATGCCGATGTTCCTGACGAACCCGAAGTACCACTTGAGCCTGTAGAGCCGCTTGAGCCTGTGCTTCCACTTGTTCCGCTTGAACCGCTTGTTCCTGTAGAACCTGATGAACCTGAAGAACCACGTGTTCCCGAAGTACCACTTGAACCTGCTGTGCCTGACGTGCCTGAAGAGCCCGCTGTGCCTGATGTTCCTGAAGAACCTGCCGAGCCTGATGTTCCTGAAGAACCTGCGCTACCGCTCGTTCCGCTTGAACCTGTTGACCCGCTTGAACCTGTGCTACCACTTGTGCCACTTGAACCTGAGGTTCCTGAACTTCCTGTAGAACCCGAAGAACCTGCGCTTCCGCTTGAACCGCTTGTGCCACTTGAACCATTTGCACCTGATGTGCCTGAAGAGCCTGCAGAACCCGATGTGCCTGATGAACCTGCGCTACCGCTTGTTCCGCTTGAGCCTGTAGAGCCTGAAGAACCTGCGCTACCACTTGTTCCTGATGAACCGCTTGTTCCTGAAGAACCTGTAGAACCCGAAGAACCTGCGCTTCCTGAAGAACCTGCTGTTCCGCTTGAGCCACTCGACCCATTTGCCCCTGAAGTGCCTGAACTACCTGAGGTACCCGCACTTCCTGAACTTCCGCTTGATGCTGATGTTCCTGATGAACCCGAAGTACCACTTGAACCCGTTGAGCCGCTTGAACCTGTGCTTCCACTTGTTCCGCTTGAACCTGATGTTCCACTTGAGCCTGTAGAGCCTGAAGAACCTGTACTTCCACTTGTTCCGCTCGAACCCGTTGAACCGCTTGAACCTGTGCTACCGCTTGTTCCGCTTGAACCGCTCGTTCCTGTAGAACCTGATGAACCTGAAGAACCACGTGTTCCTGAAGTACCACTCGAACCTGCTGTGCCTGATGTTCCTGAAGAACCTGCCGAGCCTGATGTTCCTGAAGAACCTGCCGAGCCCGATGTGCCTGAAGAGCCTGTGCTTCCGCTTGTTCCACTTGAGCCTGTTGAACCGCTTGAACCTGTACTACCACTTGTTCCGCTTGACCCGCTCGTACCGCTCGAACCCGTAGAACCGCTTGAACCTGCGCTTCCGCTTGTACCACTTGAACCGTTTGCACCTGATGTGCCTGAAGAGCCCGCAGAACCTGATGTACCTGAAGAACCCGCGCTACCACTCGTTCCTGAAGAACCTGTAGAGCCTGAAGAACCTGCGCTTCCTGATGTACCGCTTGAACCTGATGTCCCTGATGAACCCGTAGAGCCCGATGAACCCGCACTACCCGCAGACCCCGAAGTACCACTTGAGCCATTTGCACCTGACGTGCCTGACGAGCCTGCAGAACCCGATGTGCCTGAAGAACCTGCGCTACCGCTTGTTCCCGAAGAACCTGTAGAACCACTTGAACCCGCGCTTCCTGATGTACCGCTTGAGCCTGATGTGCCCGAAGAACCTGTTGAACCGCTTGAGCCCGCACTTCCTGAAGAGCCCGAAGTACCTGACGAGCCATTTGCTCCTGAAGTTCCGCTTGAGCCCGATGTACCCGCGCTTCCTGAACTTCCGCTTGATGCTGATGTTCCTGATGAGCCCGACGTTCCGCTTGAACCTGTAGAGCCTGATGAACCCGTGCTACCACTTGTTCCTGATGAACCCGAAGTACCTGAAGAACCTGTAGAGCCTGATGAACCTGAAGAACCACGTGTTCCTGATGTTCCACTTGAACCCGCTGTGCCTGAAGTTCCCGAAGAGCCTGCAGAGCCTGATGTTCCTGATGAACCCGCAGAACCACTTGTTCCACTTGAACCTGCACTACCACTTGTTCCTGATGAACCACTTGAACCATTTACTCCCGAAGTTCCGCTTGAACCGCTTGAACCCGATGTACCCGTAGACCCACTTGAGCCCGTAGAGCCGCTTGAACCTGTTGAACCACTTGTACCGCTCGAACCCGAAGTTCCTGATGAACCTGATGACCCTGTTGAACCTGCGCTTCCTGAAGAACCACTTGTTCCACTTGAGCCACTTGAACCATTTGCTCCTGAAGTACCCGAACTACCTGATGTGCCTGCGCTTCCTGAACTTCCGCTTGATGCCGATGTTCCTGAAGAGCCGCTTGTACCGCTTGAACCCGTTGAACCCGAAGAACCCGCGCTTCCGCTTGTTCCGCTTGAACCTGATGTTCCTGAAGAACCTGTAGAGCCTGATGAACCTGAACTACCACTTGTTCCGCTTGAACCGCTTGAGCCATTTGCACCTGAAGTTCCCGAAGAACCTGAAGAGCCTGCAGTTCCTGATGAACCTGCAGAACCCGAAGTTGCTGAAGAACCTGATGTTCCTGATGACCCCGTAGAGCCGCTTGAACCCGCGCTTCCTGATGTACCGCTTGAGCCTGATGTGCCTGAAGAACCTGTAGAACCTGATGAGCCCGCACTACCGCTTGTACCACTTGAACCGTTTGCTCCTGAAGTTCCTGACGAACCGCTTGAGCCTGAAGTTCCTGTAGAACCTGATGAGCCCGTAGAACCTGATGAACCTGTCGAACCTGAAGTTCCTGACGAACCTCTTGTTCCTGAAGTACCGCTTGACCCCGCTGTGCCCGAAGTTCCCGAAGAACCTGAAGTTCCGCTTGAACCTGCACTACCACTTGTTCCACTCGAACCTGAAGTTCCTGATGAGCCTGTAGAACCACTTGAACCCGTGCTACCACTTGTTCCTGATGAACCCGAAGTACCACTTGACCCTGTAGAACCACTTGAGCCCGCACTACCTGCAGAACCTGAAGTACCGCTTGAGCCGTTGGCCCCCGATGTTCCTGAACTTCCTGATGTACCTGCGCTTCCTGAACTTCCACTTGATGCCGATGTTCCTGAAGAACCTGCGCTACCGCTTGTTCCGCTTGAGCCTGTAGACCCCGAAGAACCCGTGCTACCGCTTGTTCCTGAAGAACCCGATGTTCCTGATGAACCTGTGCTTCCTGAAGAACCCGCGCTTCCGCTTGTTCCGCTTGAACCATTTGCACCTGATGTACCTGATGAGCCCGCACTTCCTGAAGAACCTGCAGAACCGCTCGTTCCACTTGAACCTGCAGAGCCTGATGTTCCGCTTGAACCCGTTGAACCGCTTGAGCCTGCACTTCCGCTTGTTCCGCTTGAACCTGAGGTTCCTGATGAACCTGTAGAACCCGAAGAACCTGCGCTACCGCTTGTTCCGCTCGACCCATTTGCCCCCGAAGTACCTGATGAACCCGCACTTCCTGAAGTCCCTGACGAACCTGCAGAGCCCGAAGTTGCTGATGAACCTGATGTCCCTGAAGAACCCGTAGAGCCTGAAGAACCTGTACTACCACTTGTACCGCTTGAACCTGAAGTTCCTGATGAGCCTGTAGAGCCACTTGACCCCGCACTACCTGAAGAACCCGAAGTTCCGCTTGAACCGTTTGCACCCGAGGTGCCTGAAGAACCACTCGTTCCTGATGAACCCGTAGAACCGCTTGAGCCTGTACTTCCTGAAGTACCGCTCGAACCCCTTGTGCCTGAAGTACCACTTGAACCCGCTGTGCCCGAAGTACCACTTGAACCCGCTGTGCCCGAAGTTCCTGAGGAGCCCGAAGTACCACTTGAGCCTGTAGAACCTGCAGAACCTGAAGTACCACTTGAGCCGTTTGCGCCCGAAGTTCCCGAAGAACCTGACGAGCCTGCTGTTCCCGAAGAACCCGCAGAGCCTGATGTTGCTGAAGAACCCGAAGTTCCTGACGAACCCGTAGAGCCACTTGAACCCGTACTTCCTGATGTTCCGCTTGAGCCTGATGTGCCTGAAGAGCCTGTTGAACCGCTTGAGCCCGCACTTCCTGCAGAGCCCGAAGTTCCTGAAGAGCCATTTGCTCCCGAAGTTCCTGAAGAACCTGCGGAACCCGATGTACCCGAAGAACCACTTGACGCGGATGTTCCGCTTGAGCCTGATGTGCCTGAAGAGCCCGTAGAACCCGAAGAACCTGTGCTACCGCTCGTTCCACTTGAACCTGAGGTTCCTGAACTTCCTGTAGAACCCGAAGAGCCCGCGCTTCCTGAAGAGCCCGATGTGCCACTTGAGCCGTTTGCTCCTGATGTTCCTGAAGAGCCTGCAGTTCCTGAAGAACCTGATGAACCTGTTGAGCCACTTGAACCTGCCGAGCCTGATGTTCCACTTGAACCTGTAGAACCGCTTGAGCCTGCGCTACCGCTTGTTCCGCTTGAACCTGAGGTACCTGATGAGCCCGTAGAACCCGAAGAACCTGCGCTTCCGCTTGTTCCGCTTGAACCATTTGCGCCTGAAGTACCTGAGGAACCTGCAGAACCTGATGTTCCTGAAGAACCTGCGCTACCGCTTGTGCCACTTGAACCTGTTGACCCACTTGACCCTGTGCTACCGCTTGTTCCGCTTGAACCCGAAGTGCCTGAAGAGCCCGCAGAACCACTTGTTCCGCTTGAACCTGAAGTCCCTGATGAACCGTTTGCTCCTGAAGTTCCTGAAGAACCTGAGGTGCCTGAAGAACCCGTAGAACCGCTTGAACCTGTGCTGCCACTCGTTCCACTTGAACCTCTTGTACCCGACGTTCCGCTTGAACCTGCAGTTCCTGATGTTCCGCTTGAACCTGATGTTCCTGATGAACCTGCGCTTCCGCTCGTTCCTGAAGAACCATTTGCGCCTGAAGTTCCTGATGAACCCGCAGTTCCGCTTGAGCCCGATGAACCTGTAGAACCGCTTGAACCCGCGCTACCGCTTGTTCCACTTGAGCCTGTTGAACCACTTGAACCTGAAGAACCCGATGTCCCTGAAGACCCCGATGTTCCTGAAGAACCATTTATACCTGAAGTTCCTGCAGAACCTGAAGAGCCCGAGGTTCCTGATGAACCTGCGCTTCCGCTCGTTCCGCTTGAACCGTTTGCACCCGAAGTTCCTGATGAACCTGAAGTTCCTGCGCTACCACTTGATGCCGATGTTCCTGAAGAACCTGCAGTACCACTTGAGCCCGAAGAACCTGTAGAACCGCTTGAACCTGCGCTTCCGCTTGTTCCTGAAGACCCTGATGTTCCCGAAGAACCTGTTGAACCTGAAGAACCACTTGAACCTGAAGTGCCTGAGGACCCATTCGCTCCTGATGTTCCTGACGAGCCTGCTGTTCCGCTTGACCCTGAAGAACCTGTTGAACCGCTTGAACCCGCGCTTCCACTTGTTCCTGAAGAGCCTGCCGTTCCTGAAGTGCCTGTAGAACCTGAAGAACCACTTGAGCCCGTGCTACCACTTGTACCGCTTGAACCTGACGTTCCTGATGACCCGTTTGCACCTGAAGTACCTGCAGAGCCCGAAGAGCCTGCGCTTCCACTTGTGCCGCTTGAGCCTGAAGTACCTGAAGAACCTGTAGAACCACTTGAACCCGTACTTCCGCTTGTACCTGAAGAACCTCTTGTTCCTGAAGTACCTGATGAGCCTGCAGTTCCTGAAGAACCTGTAGACCCTGAAGTTCCTGATGAGCCCGATGTTCCGCTCGAACCATTTGCGCCCGATGTTCCCGATGAACCTGCGCTACCGCTTGTTCCTGAAGAACCTGTAGAACCGCTTGAACCCGTAGAACCACTCGTTCCTGATGAACCTGAAGTTCCTGATGAGCCTGTAGACCCTGAAGAGCCACTTGAACCTGTGCTTCCCGAAGTTCCTGAAGAGCCTGAAGTACCTGAAGAGCCATTTGCGCCTGAAGTACCTGAGGAACCTGTTGAACCACTTGAACCCGCTGAACCTGATGTTCCACTTGAACCTGCAGAGCCACTTGTTCCTGATGAACCTGTAGAACCGCTTGTCCCTGCAGAACCACTTGAGCCTGATGAACCTGATGTACCTGAAGAGCCTGCGTTTCCGCTTGTACCTGAAGAGCCTGAAGTTCCTGAAGAGCCGTTGGCACCTGAAGTGCCCGCAGAACCGCTTGAACCCGCGCTTCCGCTTGTTCCTGATGAACCCGAAGTCCCTGAAGAGCCCGTTGAACCACTTGAACCTGTAGAACCCGATGTTCCTGAAGAGCCTGTAGAACCACTTGAACCTGCAGAACCTGAAGTTCCGCTTGAACCTGTGGAGCCTGAAGTGCCCGAAGAGCCGTTTGCACCTGATGTACCCGCAGAACCGCTTGAACCCGTGCTTCCGCTTGTTCCTGATGAACCCGAAGTCCCTGAAGAGCCATTTGCACCTGATGTTCCTGCACTTCCGCTTGTTCCTGAAGAACCTGAAGAGCCTGAAGTTGCCGAACTACCTGATGTACCTGCAGAACCGCTTGAACCTGTAGAACCTGAAGTTCCTGAAGACCCTGATGTTCCTGAAGAACCTGTAGAGCCACTTGAACCCGCAGAACCACTTGTTCCCGATGAGCCATTTGCACCCGATGTTCCTGACGAACCTGTTGAACCCGAACTACCGCTTGACCCTGATGTTCCTGAAGAACCATTTGCTCCTGACGTTCCTGCACTTCCTGAAGAACCTGAAGTTCCACTTGATGCCGATGTTCCTGAAGACCCTGAAGTTCCTGTAGAACCTGAACTTCCCGATGTTCCACTTGAACCTGTGGAGCCACTTGAACCTGAACTACCCGAAGTCCCTGAAGAGCCATTTGCTCCCGACGTACCTGCAGAACCACTTGAGCCTGCGCTTCCGCTTGTTCCTGACGAACCTGCAGTACCTGAAGAGCCATTTGCACCTGATGTTCCACTTGAACCCGCGCTTCCGCTTGTTCCTGAAGAACCTGATGTACCACTTGAACCTGCAGTTCCGCTCGAACCATTTGCACCTGATGTTCCACTTGAACCCGAAGAGCCGCTTGTTCCCGAAGAGCCCGTAGAGCCACTTGACCCCGCAGAACCACTTGTTCCTGAAGAGCCTGATGTTCCCGATGAGCCTGTAGAGCCACTTGAACCCGCAGAACCGCTTGTTCCTGAAGAACCCGATGTTCCCGATGAACCATTGGCACCCGATGTGCCGCTTGAACCTGTAGAACCACTCGTTCCTGATGAGCCACTTGTTCCCGATGAACCGTTAGCCCCTGAGGTACCTGAACTACCTGAAGTGCCTGAAGACCCTGAAGAACCTGATGTTGCTGAACTACCTGAAGTACCCGCAGAACCACTTGAACCTGCTGAACCCGATGTTGCTGATGAACCGCTTGTTCCTGAAGAACCATTCGCGCCTGAAGTTCCTGATGAGCCTGCGCTTCCTGATGTTCCTGAAGAACCTGTTGAACCGCTTGAGCCGCTTGATGCGGATGTACCACTTGAACCTGATGTCCCTGAAGAACCTGTTGAACCGCTTGTTCCACTTGAACCCGCACTTCCGCTTGTTCCTGAAGAGCCATTTGCGCCTGAAGTTCCTGATGAACCTGAAGTTCCGCTTGACCCCGTAGAGCCGCTTGAACCACTTGAACCGCTTGATGCGGACGTTCCTGAACTACCCGAAGTGCCTGAAGAACCCGTAGAACCACTTGTTCCACTTGAACCTGCGCTTCCGCTTGTTCCTGAAGAGCCATTTGCACCTGAAGTTCCTGCAGAACCCGAAGTACCTGTGCTTCCTGAAGTTCCTGAAGAACCATTTATACCTGATGAGCCGCTCGTTCCACTTGATGCCGATGTACCACTTGAGCCCGACGTTCCTGAAGAACCTGTCGAACCGCTTGAACCCGTAGTGCCTGATGTTCCTGATTCACCACTTGTTCCTGAAGAACCTGTAGAACCCGAAGTGCCCGTAGAACCTGAAGTTCCTGATTCGCCCGAAGACCCACTTGAGCCTGTGCTACCGCTTGAACCACTTGTACCCGTAGAACCTGAAGTTCCTGTGCTACCGCTTGTTCCGCTTGAGCCCGTTGAACCTGAAGTACCGCTTGAGCCATTTTCGCCCGAAGTGCCTGAAGAGCCGCTTGTTCCGCTTGAACCCGCAGAACCCGAAGTACCTGTGCTACCACTTGTGCCCGCAGAACCTGATGTACCTGTACTACCGCTTGAACCCGCAGTTCCCGACGTTCCTGATTCACCGCTTGTCCCTGTAGAACCCGAAGTCCCTGATGAACCTGACGTACCACTTGAGCCATTTTCGCCCGAAGTGCCGCTTGAGCCCGCTGAACCTGAAGTACCGCTTGAGCCATTTTCGCCCGAAGTACCTGAAGAACCGCTTGTTCCTGATGAACCTGTAGAACCTGAGGTTCCTGTGCTGCCACTTGTGCCCGCAGAACCTGATGTACCCGTACTACCGCTCGAACCTGAAGTTCCCGAGGTTCCTGATTCACCGCTTGTACCTGATGAGCCATTTTCTCCTGAAGTACCTGAACTTCCTGAAGAACCCGAAGTCCCTGTAGAACCTGACGTTCCACTTGAACCATTTTCTCCCGAAGTGCCCGAACTACCTGTAGAACCTGACGTTCCACTCGATGCCGATGTACCTGAAGTTCCACTTGAACCTGATTCTCCTGAAGTTCCACTTGAACCGCTTTCTCCTGAAGTTCCGCTTGAACCGCTTTCTCCTGAAGTTCCGCTTGAACCGCTATCACCTGATGTACCGCTTGAACCACTTTCACCTGATGTACCGCTTGAGCCGCTTTCTCCTGAAGTTCCTGATGAACCTGTAGAACCTGAAGTTCCACTTGAGCCGCTTTCTCCTGAAGTTCCTGATGAACCTGTAGAACCTGAAGTTCCACTTGAACCTGCAGAACCCGATGTACCGCTCGAACCTGTAGAACCTGATGTGCCACTTGATGCCGATGTTCCTGAAGACCCTGATGTACCGCTTGAGCCGCTTTCTCCTGAAGTTCCGCTTGAACCTGTAGAACCTGATGTTCCACTTGAACCTGCAGAACCCGAAGTTCCGCTTGAACCGTTTTCTCCTGAAGTTCCGCTTGAACCTGATTCTCCCGATGTACCGCTTGAACCTGTAGAACCCGAAGTTCCACTTGAACCATTTTCTCCCGATGTACCACTTGAACCTGTAGAACCTGATGTACCACTTGTGCCGCTTTCTCCTGACGTTCCGCTTGAACCTGTAGAACCTGATGTTCCTGAAGACCCCGAAACTCCCGCAGTACCACTTTGACCCGAAGTACCTGATGTTGATGTATATGCAACTGCGGCTACACCAATATTTTTCAATGAAACAATAATTGATGGTGCTGCGGGCGCAATAAATGGTGTTGTCTTTGCGCCAACCGCAGTTAACTGTACAAAGGTGGTGGTTGATGCAAATAATAATTCAATAAAATCATTTTGCAATAATTCCAACGTCAATGCAACAAACGGAAGTTGTGTCGAACTATTAGATACTAATCCGAGTATTGAATCCGTTCGAATAACATCAAAGCCATTTTTCCTTATAAAAAAGTCGACGTTTACTGCTGTACCACCTTGCGTTTTTTCTACTTGAGGAGAAAAAGTAAATTCGTAAATACCCGAGTATTGAACAGTGATTTGTCCACCTGAAAACGAAATACCATTTTCAATTTCAACCGTGTCATAAGTAACTACCTGAGGTGTATTTACAGCCAATAATGGTTGTGATTGGCTACTGCTATATTGAGCATAATAGTTTGCTACACCTGCACCTGAAGTACCTGATGAACCCGTTGTTCCTGCAGTACCTGATGTACCATTCGCTCCTGAAGTACCCGAAGAGCCATTTTGCCCTGAGGTACCCGCTGTTCCACTTGAACCCGATTTACCTGCAATTGCAAAATCACATAAAATATCATCTCCTGAAGTTGGAGTCCATTGTGTACCTGAAAGATATACAACTCCGAATTCGTAATACGTTCCCGCATCTGTAACTGAGGTAACTTCCCAATTTGTAACATTTGCCGCAAAAAGGCCCCCTCTTGTAGTGATTCGAGACCCAACTCCCATCAATGCAAATTGACTTGCATAATCGGTCAATGATAAAGAGGTTTCCGAAATATTTAATAATACAGTTGATGAATCCAAGTTTCCATTACTTGAATACATTTTCGTACTGTTAACAGGAGTTCCCCAATCCCAACCATCTGTAATTTCTGCACCACTTGCACCTGATGTTCCCGAAGAACCGTTTGCTCCTGATGTGCCTGATGAACCTGAGTTACCCGATGTTCCTGACGAACCTGAATTACCCGATGTTCCACTTGAGCCACTTTCACCCGAAGTTCCTGAAGTGCCGTTAGCACCTGAAGTACCCGAAGAACCTGAGTCACCCGACGTACCTGAAGAGCCTGAGTTCCCTGAAGTTCCGCTTGAACCCGAAGTTCCTGATGAACCATTCGACCCTGAAGTACCTGAAGAACCACTTTCACCTGACGTACCTGATGAACCATTTGCACCCGATGTTCCCGATGAACCCGAGTTACCCGATGTTCCACTTGAGCCGTTTGCGCCCGATGTTCCCGATGAACCGTTTGCTCCCGAAGTGCCTGATGAGCCATTTGCTCCTGACGTACCTGAACTACCTGAATCACCTGAAGTACCCGAAGAGCCATTTGCTCCTGATGTACCACTTGATGCCGATGTTCCCGATGTACCGTTCACTCCTGAAGTACCACTTGAGCCGTTTGCTCCCGAAGTACCTGATGAGCCATTTGCTCCTGAAGTACCACTTGAACCGCTTGCTCCCGAGGTGCCCGAAGAGCCGTTTGCTCCCGAGGTTCCGCTTGTTCCACTTTGACCTGAACTACCTGAAGTGCCCGTTGGTGCACTACGGTAATAAAACTGACCCGTAGCAATATCAACTACCACAAAATCATTGAGCCCCGAATTCGAGGTTATACCTGTGTTTTTAATTACACCTGTAATTGCAATGTTTTTGGTTGATATTGTCGTGCCTGTTAAATCATTATTGATTTGCAACAGTGTGCCTGCAGAACCAACAAAAGTTAACGACTGTGAGGTTTCTTCAACTTGAAGTGTAATGGCAGTCGAGCCATTAATAAAGTCTATTTTCGGCAACTCTAAAGGATTCGTGGAATTCCTATAGGGTGTTATTAAAATGTTTTTAGCCATCGGGTGCTGTTTGGTGCTTGTTTAGTGTTTTCCTAATTGCGTCAATTACCTGTTCAGGTGTAATTGACTTACTGCATTCATACATTTTGTCAGTATTTTCATATTTAGGGCACCAATTCCAATTACCCGCGTCAAGCCTGTAATCGTTAAAGCATCCATTACACACATTTTGATTAAAAACGCGGGTGCAATCACTAAATTCGCTTATAGGCCGTGAGAAACCACTTATCAGAACAACAGGTGTATCACAGGCCCAAGCCAACCAAGAAAGTCCGCTTCCTAATCCAATAAACAAAGATGAGGATTTTATTTGAGAAATCCTTTCGTCTATATGTATGTCTCCCGTCTTATCAATTACGTTTTTTAATGCATTTTTTGGCAACTTAGAATTCTCCCAATCGCTTGATGCAGACTCCTTTGAGATGTTCCAAACCTCATAACCTAACTCGTTTAAAAATTCGACAACTTTAGACCATCCTTCTTCGTTGTGCCAATATTTACAATGGCTCGAAGCGTGAGGTGCAATAACTACATATTTTTTATCATTTTTTTGCCCTTCAATTTCCTTTAATTTTGGTTTTATTTCGATGTCAGGAAGACCTAAAATATCACAGGCTGTACCTTGCAAAGAAAATTTGCGGAAATCGCGTGAGTGATGTCCATAATGTACCTCTAAACCGTCGTTCTCGTAATACCAACCAATCCTGTACATTGCATAAATATTATTAACGGGTGTTCCCGCCCTGATAAATTCCATTTCAGGGTATGCATCCCTGAACATATCGTTCCAAAAAGTGCTGATAATCATTTTGCAATTGTGCACCTTTCTAAACTCATCAACTATTGGGACCCAAGCCAAAGAGTCTCCTAAACTTGAACTTTCAATCGCCACATAAACACGTTTGTCCGTCGCATCATATGGATGTAAAAATTCGTTCCCTTTTTCATCCGTAATTTTCCATTCCCAATATCTATGATATTTCATTGCACCCTGAGCATACATACCGCATTTTAAATCTGCACTGAAAATAATTCCTAAGTGCTCATCCCGAACCGAAAGTTCGGCCTTATACGTTTTATCGCTACTACCAACCAAATCCACTCTCGCACCATCTAAGTACTTGAACATCATAGTGTCTTGCACTTTATTTATGGTCGATTGATGGTAAATTCTACGGGCCGTATTAGCCATATTGTTTCGGTCCAAGACCTGAAAATACCATTTCAATAAATTATTTTCAACAATAATTTTCCAATCGTAATTTTCAGCAATTAGGCGTGCTTCTGCAATTAATGAATTTCTTTGAAATACGAATTGTTTAATTCCTTCTACTACGCTTTCGGTAGTTCTTTCACATATTATTTGAGGCACATCAATACCCATTGGTGTACCAATTACAGGGACCCCGCAAGACATTGCTTCCAAAGGTGTTAAAGGTGGATGACCTGCCTCTACAAACGTAGCGTGAATCATTAAATGAGCATTCTGTAATTCTTTCTTCAACCGCTCCTCGTCCGCATCAAAAACCAACCTTAGTTTTTCATACTGCAAATCGGGATTTTCCTTCAGAAACTGTTCTTGGGTTGCTTTGGGACCAACCATAGTAATTGTCCATTTTAATTCACGTGCGGCCTCAATTGCATACCTGAAACCTTTTCGGTCAAAGACTTGCTCAGTTCCCGCCAAACCATTGTTCCCGACAATAATAATATTCGGTTCATCAATATTTTTCGGCCTTATAAAATCAAAGAATTCAGTATTCACACCGTGACTCAAATAATAAGGGATATTTTTAAACATCTCAATACTACTTTGTGCGTGAACAAAGGCAATCTCAGCAAGTCTCATTGCTTTTAGATTTAATTGATAATTAGCACTTTCTTCACCCCAAACCATCGAATGATGGTCGTGGTGCGAATAAAAATATGGAACTTTTTGTTCAGCCAACCATAATGCTTGGTCAAACATATGGCAATGGATGATATCCCATTCTTCAGCCTTCAAATCCTGCAAATTGACTACTTCGCAGACGTGTCCTAACTGATTCAAAACCATTTTGTATTCCCAAATGATTTTTTCAATTGCCCCCCATCCGTTAGGGGGGACTGAAATTACGCTTGGTTGAATATGTGCTATTCTCATTTGATTAAGTAATTTTTGACTTTTTTATCGATTAATGAATATCCATCAATTTGATGACTCAGTTGAATTTCGCTTACAAATTGTCTCCTGTTTGGATGCATATTAAAATGATTCATAAAAAATAAATCAGCAACATCCCAAGGCTCAGTTGCAAAGGCGTGCATCATCTGTTTGATGTATCTCTGAGGAATAATTATCGAATGTGCAAATGGAACGTGTTTTGAAATCCACCCAAAATTTAAGGAATCAATTCTCTCCACGGGATGTGCTAATAATTCGCCTGTCTCCAAATGATACGCTCCTCCAAATGAAATGAAATCTATTTCATTTTTGTCTGCCTCACACAGGGCAAGGTATAGGCATTCAATAAACGAATACACATCTCGAATATCCGCGTCACCCTCAAATATCAACGTCGCTGAATAGTCCTTGTTGAAATGCATCTGAATAGCATCATTAAATGCTCTAAAGCAGCCATAGTGAGCGGGTGTCAGCGCAGTTTCTCCATATTCATTTATGCCATTTGGAAATTTTTCCATCGACAACGCATTTGGTCTTTTACAATTCTCTTTAGTTGGTAATTCCTTCCAAGGAGTATTGATATGACGACTCCAATAGACCTCACTAAAACGAGAATCTTTCTTCAACAAATGAATTAAATAATCAATTTTGTCACGACTTTGCCTTTCAACATCAGTAAAAAGACTCGTTTGCAAATGATGGATGCTTAAACTAAACTTCCGTGGCTCTTTTTTTTTTGAAGCGTAGAATGTGCATAGGTCGTAATCTTTCCATTCGTCACGGTTCTCTACTACGGCATTGTCCACCGTATGTCTGCGAAGTTCAATTGAATAACCTAATTTCTCAAGTCTATCAGTGATACCATAAATACGGCCATTTGAATTCCAATGAATCTCGACCATAAAACCTTCAATTTCACAAATGTCATCATCGGTCATTGATTCGAAAACTTCATATTCAGCACCTTCAATATCAATCTTGAAAAAATCAACTTTACTGATATTCATTTTGCTCTTCAAAGTCGCATAATCCCAAGTATCAATGTAAAAATAATTGTTTTCATCAAAGTGATGAACTTCAGTCTTGATAGATGAAACTGTGCTCGTGTCCTCTTTGTAAGCCAACTTTACACCATTTTGGTTTGCATTCCATAATCCTTTGTCAACCACAACTACCCTTTTATCGCCATTAAAACGCTTGTTAAGGAACTTTATACTACGGGGGTCACATTCTACTGCATAAACCCGTTCTGCTCCATTACGAAGCAAATATTCTGTGTATAGACCATCATTTGCGCCAATATCCAAACAAACTCCATTGATGTTCATTTGAAGCGGGTTGTAGAAGTCTTCAACAAACATTTCCGTGTAATTAATCCAAGTCAAATTCCAAGGGTCAGTAGGGAATAATACTCTATCAAATTTTGGAGCGTTTTCATTATACCAAATCGTATGTTGTTCCAACAGAGTAAGTCTATCCGAAGTGTAAATCGAAACCTCATATCCCCTAAAGTATCCTGTCCGATTGTAATGATTCAAAGCGGCTACAGGTACAGGAACATTCCAACAGCCTGAATAATCTCTAAAATGAGAGTCAAATGCATAAATCGCGTGTTTTGAATCGATGTCTGCTACGGATATACTTACATCAATTGGTTTTTCATTTTGATAGTAAACAAAAATTTTGTTGCCGTCTTTTTCATACTCTACTCTAAATAAAGGGGTTGCTATGTTTGTCATATATTTAATTTTAATAATTTACTTTTTTGGTTGCTGTTAAATAAGCCCATTCATAATTTTTCCATTCCAATTCATTATTTATCAAACTGTTATTTTTATGCTCTCTGAACTGTATTTCATAACCTAACATTTTGAATCTATCAGTTATTTTATAAACTTGACCATTTGTATTTAAATGGATTTCAATCAAAAACGAATTTATTTTACTAATTTGCTCATCAGTCATCGATTCAAATACTTCATATTCCGCACCCTCGATATCTATTTTAAATAAGTCTATTTGATTGATGTTGTGTTTACTAATTAATGTTTCAAAATCCCAAGAACAAACATCATAATAATTCTTACCCTTACAATTACCTTCTTCTTTCAAACTACTAAAAACCGAGGTGTCATCAACATAATAAAGTTTCATTTCACTTTGATTTTCTTTCCATAGAGCCTTGTTTATTACAGTCACATTTTTATTTGAGTTGAATTTTTTATTTAAAAATTTTATACACCTTGGGTCGCATTCAATCGCATAAATTTTCTCAACACCTTGACTAATTAACCATTCAGTAAATAAACCATCATTTGCCCCAATATCTAAGCAAACCTTACCAACTACAATGTTGGTTTTTTCATAATATTTATCAATGAACATTTCATTGTAATTAGACCAAGTAAAATTCCAAGGATTTGTTTCAAATACTCTAAAATTTGGGATGGGTAAAGTCTGATTGAACCAAATAATTTCGCTGTCTAATTTGTTCTCTTGCAAACTGTCCCAAACAGATATTTCAAAACCTCTGAAATTGCCTTTGGAGTTGTATATAGTGTCAAAAGTATCTTTTGGGATAGGGATTACCCACATCGAAGATTTGTATTCAAATTGCCCTTTGAAAGCATAAATTGCGTGTTTGGTATCAGTATCGCATATTGAAAACCAAACCTCGATTTTGCTGTCTTTTTGATAGTTGATGAAAATTTTATTATCAGCAATTGCGTAATCAAATTTGAATAATTCGCTTGAAGATTCTTCTTCAATTTTCAATAGTGACAAAATTAAATTTTTGTTGGTTGTGAAATCGCTGAGGTAATTAACGTTCGAAAACCTATCATAGTAATTCAGATACACAGGGAGGTTGTACATCAGTATCGGCATTTGATGTCCTGTTGCCTCTCTGAGAACCAACGGACTTGTTTCCATATCGCCATTTGTGCCTCGCGATGTGAAGAGGAACAGGTCCATACACTCATAAAATGAATGCACATCGCTCCTCTCACCCCAAACTTGCACATTTGATGGTAAGTCGTGCATCAACGGAGCCCAATAATTCTCAAAATTAGGAGCCTGATTCCCAATAAAATGAAATTGGATATCAGAACACCATTCAAGTTCTTTCGCATACTGTAAGGCTTCCGCTTGGTTTTTTCTACTTGTCCAAAGACCCACGTTCAAAACGTGTTTTTTATTGGGGTCCAATCCAAGTTTTAATAACCCTTGTTCCCTCTGATTGGGAATTTTGGTTTTGTATTCAATGTCACTTTCTAACAGAGTAATCGGTATTTCATAATCCTTGAATTTATCAATTTGCCATTGGCTTATCAATGCTAAATGGTCTGAGAAAAACCGCTTATTCGCGGGATTAAATCCACTGTCGTGACTCGTTTCTACAATTACATATTCTCGATTCTTATTGTACAATTTACGCGCGATTTCATCGTCCATAAAATATTCAGGGAATTCTTGAATATGAATGACATCGGGCTTAATCGTATCAATAATGTCAAAGAGTTGCTCCTTCTGCTCTCCTAAAGAAAAAAATCTGTCTTGCATCAAATCGATAATTCGATTTCTTTGCACAACATAGTCCCAAGCAATAAATGCATATTCAACCACATAAGCATCTGTGGTATCTTTGGTTTTTCTTAATAAATCGTAAGCGAATTGGGGGCACCCACCCGTGCTCAGGTGAGGAATTAAATGGAGTATTTTTTTCATCAATATTGCTTTTCTTGAGGTGTAATTTCCACCTTCAATTTGCCAATATCTCGTCTTTCAGCGTGAATTATAAAATAGCAATCATAAGAGTACCAATCACCCTCGGATTTTGCAATTCTAATAGTTTCTAAAGTCACATCTTCTACGAAATAATTGAAGTTGCCTTTGGCACTTGTCAAGTGTACCGTAATGGTATGCTGACTCACCAAAAACTTCCAATATGAAGGTAGATATATCATATTTGTCCCCTGAAGACGGCCACGGTGATAAATACCGTGTTCGCCACCCTCCAAGTTTCCGTGTTGTAAATCCCACCCTTGTTTGTCAGGGTCGGGGTGTGGAATCAAGAACGATTTTGCTTCCGCTGTAAGCGTACCTAAAATATCAACATCGCCTTGAAAAAATGCATTGTCTGTAAATGTTTTTATCCCTTTGATTGTTTGTGGGCCCGTGCTAACTACACCTCGTGCGCTTGTACTCGCATTTGGCAAATTAAAGGTATGTGTATTGCCTGAAGACTGTACCGCAAAATCATTTCCTGAAGTACCTGTCACCAAAAATTGCGCGGGTGCTGTCAAGGCATTGATGGATTGTATTCCACCACCGCTCGTTCCACCGCTACCTGTGAAGTCTGTTACAGGTTGTATATTGCCATCAACGTCTTTTAACTTCAACACGAAATCCGTGTCGTCAACGAATATAGCAAGACCATTACCCTCTACGGTATTAATGTTTCTTCCTAAACTCGTGGTTAAAATATTGGTCATTGCAATTCTTTTTTACAGTCAATCACATAAAATGATGTGCCATCGCACATAAATTGTAACACATCTACAGCATTTGGGTAAATGCTTGGAACATATTCAAAACCTTTTGGTTGTTTGACAACGTAAGGCAAATTAACACTGTAATTACCAATACCTTGCTTCACAATCAGATAAAATATTCCGACAGGAAAACCTGCAAAATTTAGGGTCGTGTTATTATTCAAATTTAAGGAAAGTATTTGACTTTTTGTAAAATCCAATATTGTCTTAGAACGACTTTCAATTTCTTCAAAAGAATATCCTTTACCGCTTGTACCTGAGGAACCGCAAATACCCGAAGAACCCGATGTTCCATTACTTCCTTTAACCCCAATATCTCCATCTTTTCCCGAAGAACCTGAGGTACCATTAATACCACTCGTACCATTCGTTCCACCATTACCGCTTGTTCCCGAAGAACCATCTACACCATTGAAACCTGAAATTCCTGAAGAGCCTGAACTTCCATCCACACCACTAATACCCGAAGAGCCTGAACTTCCATCCACCCCGCTCGTACCCGCACTCCCTGATGAGCCTGATGACCCTGAAGTTCCATCGACTCCGTTTTGACCTGATGTTCCGTCTTGACCATTCGAACCGCTCGTTCCCGATGAGCCCGATGTTCCGTTTGTTTTACCCGATGTTCCTGAAGTTCCACTTTGAAAACCACCTTCGGGAATATCTAAGGATAGCGACCCGAGAAGTTCTTTTAATAATTGAATGGTCCCATTTTGGTCTTTGACATAAATTTGCTCATCTTCTCCTAAGTAAACGGCTAAACCATTCCCTTCAAGAGTTCGAATCACCCAATGTGAACTTCGTGCTACTTTGATGCTCATCCAAGTAATTCTTCAATTGGACATAATTTTTTTGGAGTTGTCTTATCGTAGATAGCAACACCAATAACATCGTCTTTTTTGAACAAAAAACCACTGAAATCTTCAAATGAAATGTCAAGCGTTCTTGCCCACTTGACCATTGCTTGATGCAACATAGGAACCACTAAAGCCTCAGTGATATTGATAATTTTGCGCCCCATTACTTCGTTATAATTAGTAACACGATTGGGCTGCCAATTAATGCACCACTGATAATTAATAGGCTCAGATTCGGTCTGACCAATAGTCAATCTAACCTGCACTTCTGTTTCTTGAACCGAAGATTCGGTAGCATAAAGACTGACTCCTTTAAAAAAATCTTTTTTAATATTCATATATGTACACAACTATTGCTCAAATATAGCAATTATCCGTTCATATATTCATACCACAATTTGTATAAATTTTTCCCCGTGGATGAATATCTTACGGGAACGGTCACAAAACCAAATGGAGTTTTTACGTCAAGGGAACCAACAAAGTCCACAGGTAAGTCTTTTGTCTGCAAATAGGTAGACGCGACTTTTGTAATTGCATCTTTAGCGGCTTGATTCCCTAAAGTTGGAGTTAAAGCATACTCTAAAGTGAACTTACTGATACCTTTTGGGCCGATAGTTTGCTCATTAGCCCTATCGATTTGACCGATTCTGATATCATTGCTATAAACACCAATTTTGATGTTTTTCACAGTTAACTTTAAATTGCTTTTGTTGATAAAATCAATAGTTTGGGTTACTATAAGGGGCTTTAAAGATTTTATGCCGAAAGTACCCATATTAAAATCCCATTGACCTGCTAAATACAAGTTCTTATATAACGTCCTGAACGCTATCGCGGCTACAATTGTAGCACCTCCAATGATTAATAATTTTTTCTTCATTCTGATTTGAAAATAAACGAATATGCCAAATAAATACCTGCCGTCACCAATCCAAAATACAATAAACTGTTGGGAATGGGATTCAACACTTTTGGTTGCGAATCCAATCTTTTGGCCCTTTCTTTAGCCTCCGTATATTGGTTTTTAAATTCTTTATTGAATGTTTCTTGAAACTTGGTTCCAAATTGATTTGCTGATTTTTTAGCATCGGCAAAATTATCTTTGTCTACGCCCGTATCATTCATAAATTCTTCAAATGAACTATAACCTGCACCTTGATATTGAATTGACATAATTATTCCTTGTTTCTAAAAAAGTAATACAAAATTCCAATGACGGCTACCGCTCCACCAATCAAAATAAATTTGTTTGATTTCACTCCTTCAGTTCCTTCCTGCAATAAATCATTCAATTGGTCCTTCAGTTGTTTTTTGGCATTCGGGTCATTAGATTCTGCAATTTGTTTTTTTAATGCATTGATTTTTGCTTGTTTGGCGGCTTCTGCTTCTGCTTTCATTTTTGCTGCTGCCGCATCTGCATCAGCCTTCGCCTTTGCCGCTCTTTTCTCCAAAATGACTTTTACATCCGCAATTCTTTCATCAATCAATTCGATTGTTTTATCTACGCTCCATAATTGAGAAACATATTTTCCGCGCTGTGTATAGGCTTGCGTCCCAAATGCTTTTTGTGCTTGATTTATTTTGATACCATTGATATCTTTTTCCAAAGATTTCTTTCCTTCTTGATAAAACTTTTTCTTGGCTTCAAGAAAATCTAAATCCTCTGAGGTAGAAATTTTCTCCTGTGCCAACAAAGCGCGAACGTTTGCAACATTTCCTTTGTAATATTCTTTGAAGTTCTTTTCTTCTCCTGTAGCGTCAAAATAGCCACCATTATTTTTGGTGTTTAAAGACTTATCATATTCTGCTACGAAATTAAAATTACTTTTATTCAAAGAATTATCATATTCTGCTACAAAACCCAATTGAGCCTCTATAGACGGTGCTTTAGGCTGTGGGGGAGCGATGGGTAATCCCAATTGTTTACTGATGTTTGTTCTCATTACTTAAATTTTTTGTAAAGTACAACTCCAAGAGCCAAGGCTGCAACTCCAATGCCAACATACAAAACAACTTTCGATGATTTTGATGGTGCACCTGCCGCGCCTAACGCTTTATTAAATTCTTCCTGCTGAACGAGAGTGCAATTTGCAGCGTTCATTAATTCCAATACTCTTTTGCCTGCCAATTCCAAGCCCTTGTTATACTCTTCAAGAACTCTTCTTTCACCTCTTTTTGCAGTGCTTATTTTTTTGTTGTTCTTATCAATATCTATGGAAATATTATCCATAATACCCTGCAATTTTTTACAGTCTTTTTTATCGGCTTCGGAAAGTTTTGAAACATACCATTCCGTTGGCTGATTTAACCTTGAACCGCCCGTAGCGTTTGAATAAATATCATCAGTAAACCCATACTCGGGGTATTTATTGAATTGAAATTCACCATATTTAGGTCCCCTCGAAACATTTTGACCTGTTCCTGCAAAGTTTTTGAATTTAGGGCTTGCACCGTCCATTCCGAAACTTAGGTCGCCATCTGTGAAAAAAGAATCTATGTCCATATTCTTATCGTATTATTTGTTGAAAAATGGGAATTCATTCTTTGGAGAAGAATCCGAAGTTGATTTTACATTGAAAAAAGTCAACCAATTGTTCAGGTCTTCTTTTTTCGTTAAAGGTAATAAGTTCAATCTACCATATTGGCTTGCAACTGCCAACATCGCTTTGGTTGTTTCTTCACCAATTTTTCCATCAACTGTTATTTTTGGGTAAGCACCACCAATCGCGGCAAGTCTTTGATTCAACAAAGTTTGAACTCTGATAGCATTCGCTTTAAATGTAGCATCTGAATTGGCTGCTGAAATAGCATTAAAAGACGGTAAATACTTCGCGGGGATTCGTGAACCCCAAGTCAAATTATCTACTCCTAAAGGTAACTTCGACAAGTATGCATCTACATAAACCGTTTTGGTTTCAGGTTCAGGCTTTTTGTCATCATCATCACCTTTATCCGCATTGTCTTTAATTGCTTTGACAATTTTTACTATTGCAAAACCACCAATTATAGCCGCTACTACGTAAAGGCCATATTGTAAATTTTTATTCAGTACTATTTTTTTCATATTAAAATCTAATTACATCTTCTCTGAAGTAAGCCCAATCATTATTTTTATTTTTTACTAACTGTCGAGTCAAGAAAGATTTGGTGTCATTGTATCGATTCCAAGCCTTATCGTCTAAAGTAATGCGAATCCATTTATACACTTTACCCTTAGCATCTTTAGCGGAATTTCTATCATTTGAAACAAATTGTGCATACCCAAGAAATTCCCCTTCGGGCGTACTTTCGAAAATTACATTACTACCTAATCCCCAACCATCATTTACTCTTGCTTCGTTTCTACCTTTTGCTTTGTTAATTTTTGCATAAAGTTTTCGACCTTTCAATAGTGACATAGGGTCTTTGCTTGCAAGAATTGCTTTTAAATCCAACGGTACTGCCGCTTGCCTTGGGTCAATTACGGGCTGATTTGGTTTTACAGGTTCAACTTCATCTCCCCCGCCCCCGTCGTCATCGGGTTTCTTTTTGCCCAATAATACTACACCAAGAATTACTGCAATCCCTGCCAAGGCAAAAAACCCATATTTCAATCCTTTTTCTGCGCTCATTTTTTTGCTGAATCAATTTTTTTAAACAACGCTATGATTTCTTTATCTTCTAAAGCGGCTGAACCATCCTTATTTTTTTTGTATTGATTAAAAATATAATAAATTGCACCTAACGAAATCAATATACCACCGATATAGATAAATTCTTTTTTCATTGTTTCGTCTTTTTATAAACGGTTACACCTACATAAATAGCCACACCTAAAACGGCTATATATGTGATTATTTTCAAATTTTTTCCCAAATTGGACAATACATCTCCTGTGCCACTAACAACGTCGCCCACTCCTCCAATAACATTCAAAATTGGAGCGAATGCCCCCGCACTCTCATACGGATTCAATCCTTCTTTGGATGTATAATTACGAAACGCAGTATTGCTTGTCCTGCAACTCCAATGGGATGCTCCTTGCGTACCTTGAGCGTAAGCATAATTCCAAACATAATTAGCCTTTTCCTTGCCAAACTTTAATTTTAGCAATTTGTGCCATTGTATCCAATCCTCGCAACTCCAAGAGTCATCAGGACCCCATTCATCATAATTAGGTGCTGTATTCCAAGTTGTAACTGCCATCTCTATTTTATTACAATGTCCATTTTTTCAAAATTGTTGATGAAGTTATTAATCATATCATAGCGTTTTTTATTCAAGTTGCTTGGTGCATTTTTGAATGTTTCAAGAAACGCTTGATAAGCCTCAATCCTTGGATATCCAAGTCCGAGATAAATCAACAATCCATTTAAGTCTGCCTCCATTTCATCATCCATTTTTTCATTTAAGTAAAAATGTGAAAATTCGTGGAGCAATATTGCCATTCGCATAGGAATTGTAAAGGCTTCAAATTGTGTTTTACTCACTTGAATAACCCCCGTCTGACGGCCAATACGTGCGGGAGTACCCAACACTTTTCCATTTGCATCTCTGATTTGTTGCTTTAACTGAATGAAATATTCTCCGTCATCACTTCGATAAGTTTCTTCAGGCTCTAATTCACTCACATTAAAACAAAATTTCTGCGCGAATTTGACGAATGAACGTATTTGGGGGTTCCCAATATCATTCAAATCAAATCGACGCTCCAACCCTTTTTTGTAAACTCTTACAATAGTAAAATTGGAATCATTCTTTTTTGTAATCCCCGCGCCTCCAAACACCTGAACAACAGCGGTGTCAGGAGATAACGGCATTCGAACAAACAGCGTTTCTTCCCCTGTTACTGTTTTGTAACGCTCAGTAAACTTCCTCTTCGGATTTTTTGCATCAAACACCACCAAGTTTAATTTGGTAGGGAATTCAGTTTTCAAAACCACACACAGCGTAAGTGGAGCATATTTTGTTGCAATTCTTTGTTCTTTCATCAGTTTTTTATTTCAGATGGTGTGCTTGCAACTTTTACCGCGCCACTTTTTACTTTGTGAATCGCTCTGTCGATTACCGATTTGGTACCATTTGCAGAAACACTATCGTCTTTTGCCGACAATGTTTCTTTTGAGGGATTTAAGTATCCTCTAAAGCGCAAAAGCAGGAAGAAAAATCCCCCTGCAATAATGATGCGCTTTATTTGAGTATTACTTAATTTCATTTTTGATAGTTCGATAAACGAAGTATGTCAATACAACAATTAAACCTACTCGAGCAATCGAGGTAAACATCTGTTTATTCTCAACTGATTTCGCTGTGATTTCGGGTTGCTCAGAGGCTTGCTCTGAAGTTCCACCATCGGCATTCACAAACTCTTCCATCGCTTCCACGTTGGGAATGAATTTGCCTTTTGCCTTTTCACGCTCCAACCATTCTTTGAAAGACAAAGTGGTACCTGATTCCTTGTATAGTTTATTTGCTGACAACATATTAATTAAATTCAAATTTAGGTCTTGAACCTACAAATCCCAAGAATTTAGCATCTCCGCTGAAAGGTTTGAATACAGTGTTACCTGCAACACCTTTCGCTAAATCTGCTTGAGTCACTGTCCCTGTGCTGTAGGTAGGTGTACTGCTTCCCCCTTGACCGATAGGAACGATTCCACCCGTGTTGGTGGCTGTTTCTATCGCTTTTGCTTGAGCGGAACTTGTAACTGCTGCAGTTGGAGTGGTGTCTTTACTTTTAGTCACATCAGCAGCGTTGTAAGAGCGTCCTTGATTTGCAGGACGCGCTGCGGGTTGAACAATAGTATTGACAGTCATTGGTCCTGCGGGTACGCCCCCTACAAAGGGACCACCACCAAAACCACCGCCACCACCACCACCGCCACCTTGGGTGTCAGTTACTTGGTTTTTTTTGGCTCGATTAACAAGGACGATGAAGGCCAAAACGACCCCCGCGCCTAATAATACGTCACGATTCATTTCAATTACAATTAAGCGTCTGTTTTTGGCTTCTTGAAAACGAAGAACAATACCGCAGCAACAGCGGCTAAAGTCAAGATTGTTTTTGTGTTTTTTGTCATAGTTTTATTTATTTAAATGTTAAACCTTTTAATCCTCCATCTGCATTTCCATACAAATGGTCGTCATAAGTTAATTCGTCTGCAGTGAAATTCTCAAAACCGCCTTTTGGTCCTGTCGGTGTTGGAGAATTTGATTTTGCACTTTTCAATACGGAGTCCTTAGAACTTGCTAAGTAAATAGCCAATCCAATGGCTCCAATTAAAACGAGGGCTTCAATATATTCTTTTTTCATTTACTTTCGATTATTTTATAAACAACATAGGCGAGCATCGCAAAACCTACAAGCATCAACGCACCACCTTTTTTCTTTTCATCATTCGCTGTTTTCATAATTTTTTCATTGTATAAATTATTACTATTCCGATTAAGGCTAATCCGACTAAAGAAAAAGGAAAACCTTTTTTTGTCTCTTTAGACTCTTTTTGATTATAAATTTCAGCGTTAACACCTACAGTCAAAATATACCCTTGACCTTCCGTTGTAAAAACATAACTATTTGATTTGGCGATGGTTTGAATAGGGAACGCCCAAACAACTGAACCCACCTCATAATTCGTATTTTTACCCTGAGCATTTTTTACAGTCAAAACCTTGGTGAGTTTTAATTGTGTTGCGCCCGCAGGACCCGCTACAGAAAAATAGTCATCATTGGCCATTTGTATATTAATTGGCCTTGCACGAACTATATTTGGGTTCGAAAAATCTTTATATTTTATCGCTGAATCTAAAGTCATAATTTTATTCTGAGAAAATAAAGTAATTAACCGCGCCTCCTGCAATTACTCCAAGTATTGCAGTTACATAAATATTTTTTTTCGTGTACCATCCATACATCAAACCAACAACAAGACCTGTAGCACTGCCCTTCATAATGCGCTTGCTTTGCTTCAAAAAGGTATCGTGAGTAGATTGTCCACTCAGTTCTTTAACATTGTCTAAAGCGTCTTGAAATTCGTTTGCCATTATTTCTTTACTGCGGTCACACCTGATGCAATCAGTCCTGCAACAAAAGACCCAACTAAATAATAGCCGACCCCTTTGAAGAATCCTGATTTTGTTGAAAATGCATAAATGATACCTATGGCACCACCTATTTGAGAGTATCCAACGACTTTGGTATAATCTTTATTTTCCATATCATTTGTTTTTAGATAGGTAATAAATCAAAACACCTACCGCTGCAAGTGCACCAATTGAAATCAAAACGATTCCCGTCGTTCCAATACCACGTGTTTGTTGACTTTGGGGTTGTAAATTCAAAGATTCCCTACCTGATTGTAAATCATTTGTAGTTGAGGCTGTAGTACCTGAGCGGGTAGCCCAAATATTTAATCCCGTATTGATGACGTTTCTAATTGTGTCAGCATCAAATGCTTCCGCAAATGCACTTGGTTTTTTTGCAGTTGTGTTCGGTAAACTTGTTTTTACAGGAATTGGGTCGGGAGTTTTTAAAGGAGCACTTGCTGTTCCAATACCTCTTCCTGACATACCTAAAAATTCCATAAAATTTGAGAAGTTTTCGCTCTTCTGACTTTCATTTGCCGCCAATACAGCAAAATCGTTGCGGAAAGATTTACTCTTTCTTAAAAGGGCTGCAAATGCTTTGTCAATATCACTTCGACTTGCATTGTTTGGCAAAATGACACCATACTTTGTAATCAGGGTTTTTACCCCTTCAGTATTGTTGTCAATTGTCATCGCTGATACAGCGTAAATTTCGTTAGGTTTCAAATTTTTCATCGATTCTTTAATATTAACCCTGCAACTACAAGGAGTGATAAGGCCACAATTAATGTGTTTGTTTGAAGCACCATTTTATTGTTGCTGTCATTTTGCTGTTGGTTGTTATTTAAAACTGCGCTTTGAAGTAGACCATCGGCTCCAAAGAAATTTTCACCCGTTGCTTTAACACTTTGACTATTCCCGAAAACTTCTAAAATTAAGTCTTTATCAGGATGTAAATCAACGACTGCTTTTAAAGCGGGCTCTCCTTCTTGCGCAACCAACATACGAAGGTTATCGCCCATTTTTTTAGGTTGTGTTACCACATAGCCAAAAGATTCAATTACTCTTTTAGCACCCATCGGATTGTTTCTTGCGATATACTCGTAGATTGTCATTATTTTTTCTTTTTTACAACTTTTACAATTTTTGTGTCCATCGATTTCGATGCACTGCGAAAAGTTTTTGCACCTACAATGGCGAAATACTTTGCTTTTTTTGCTTCCGTCTCTGAAGAAAATTCTTCTGAGAAGTAATCCTTGTTACCCAATTTGACTTTATATGCCATAATTATTTGATTTTAGCCTATTAAAAAAAAAGGGGCGAGGCTGTGTGCCATCGCCCCTTTTCTATAAATCGTAAAAAAGGGATTAACCTTGGATTTTCACGGTTTGAGCACGTACAATGCCTGGGCTGCTGAAATCTTTTGATACAGCGCGTCCTGACAATCCACGAGCCAAGTTGATGTTGTCTGCAGGGTACAGATACAACTTCACGGTGGTTGAAGCCAAAATTGAATTCAAAATCAATTTAGTGTAACCGTCAATTCTGTATCCGAAACGGAGAGCAAGGACGGTAGTCTGAAACTGATATGGGTCAATAGTAGGCACCAAAGGCTTTTGGGCCACGTTACCATTCGCGTCTTTAGTTTGCACACTGATTGTTTCCAACAACTGTGTGTTTGAAGAAGACTGAATGTAAGTCAAACCTGTGCTGAAAGGGTTGTTCATAAACTGATACAACATTTGCTGATAGGTTACGTTTGGAATAGCAGACGAAATAGTCACGTCTCCTGATATAAAGTTACCCGAAGTAAATGCTGCAGTATCACCCAACTGCTCGTAAGAACCCAATACACTGAAATTCGCAACAGCAGAACCTGTGTTAGAAATTTGAATGATGTAAGGTTGTGAGGTTGGAGCGGCAGCAGGCATAGCGTCGTTGCCATTTGCATTCATAAAATCATCACCTGCGGTGAAGTTCAAATCGTCATCAAAGAAGCCATCGGCATTCAAGAAGCCCTCGTGAGCACGATTTTGTGCGTCAGCAAGGTATTTACGGACATTATTCATAGTTTTTGTTTTTTTAAGGTTTTTGTTTTTTTGTGAGTTTACATTGCTGCGCGACGTTTGTCAATTTGCTTTTGAATTTCATTAGCAACAATAACACCGACTACAATTAAAAGGACTTGTCCTCCGATTTTTTTTAAAGATTCTACGTTCATAAGTTTTTGTTTTATAAGCCGTTCAGACTGCTTATTGTTTCAAAAATACCTTTGATAAAATGTACTATTATCGATTGATTATTTTAGCAAATAATATTTGTATGGTAAAATACAAGTATATAAAATGAAAAACCCCCTGTTTACAAGGGGGCTTATCGATTATTTGTATAGTACACTTAATGTAACTTACACTTGCCTTTTTAAATACATTTTACGCAATCTTTCCATCTCAGACTTCATTGCGGTATCTGCAGTAAATTTCTTTTTATCACCCACACCACGAATCTGTAAAAGTGGTGAAATAATTCTACGATAATTTTCCTCCAAATATTGCTTACAAGCATCTGCAAATAGTTTTTCATCCACCTTACCTTGAAAACACATATTCTCACAATCGATGTACTGAAAAGTCCTTTCGTTACCCAAAAAATACTGAATGTTTACCATCAATTCGCATATACGGATTATCTCATATTTATCTTCAAACTTTTTGGCGTGCCTGATTGCGGACTCCGTAATTTTATGCATCCTTAGCCAATTGATATTTTGCCATACCTTCGTTCCAATACGACCTATACCTTGATAGTGTAAAATGATGTCCAAGTCACGATGTCGATTCGTCGCAATCGCTCCCATTAAATCTTGTGGCATAAAATCAGAAGTAAATCGATTAATGTCTTCAATCAATAATAGGCCCCCTGAAAATACCTCCAAAATATAATTCAACGTAGCAGCCAAATCATCCAAGGTCATTTTTTTACCGTCGGGGTGAATCGGTCTAATTCTTCTTGCTTCAACCAAAGGGTGTACACTAAACAACATCAAATCCTTTAATGCAATTGCCTTATACTCAGTATATTCATCGTTTGCATCTAAAATCAAAACTTTTCTTGGCATAATTCCCGAAGCGGGATTACCCATCACATATTGTTTAATCACCCTATTGGTTGTAAAGGTTTTCCCTACCCCTTTCTTTCCGACGGCTACGCCCAATAATGGTTCTCTCATATTTTTAAATTATTTTTTCCTTGGTCTTCCTCTACGCTTGGACGAGGTTTCACCATTGGCAATTTGTTCCATTTGTTCTAAAATCGCACTGTCACCGAACCTTGGTCCTGCTGTTGGTTTTCTTGAACGCTTCACGTCGTCATTTGCATTTTTCACTTCAATGATTGGTTCGAAATCCTCAATCACAGCGTATTCTTCCTCGGGTTCTACAAATTCGCGTTGTGGCTCCCTAACAGGCTTCTCTTCAGTATTAGGTTCAGTCTTCTCTACACGACTTGCTTGTGGTGTTGGCGCAGGACGTGAATTATTACTTATTTCCACCAATGAATCCAATACTGCTTGATTTTGCTTTCTTAATGAATAAATTAATGTTCCCTTAGTCAACAAATCTGTACCAAAATAATATCCAATAAGTTGTAGGCGGGTCATACCGATATTCCGCTCCATAAATTCTTCAATTAACAAAGGACGAACCTTGTCTTTGAAGTCATCATCCACAGAAATAACCGTTGACGTTTCCTCATTGTATGCGTTTACATAGTCGAGCACTCCAATATTCCTACCATTAATAGGGATGGTCAAATCAGGGTCTATTTCCCCTGAGCGCATCATCGCTTGAATTTTTTCGGGATTGAATTGAACAAGTTTGTTACCAAATTTATTTAACTGAGAATACCCATCCAATAAAGCCTCGACTAAAGCCGCTGACGCTTTCCGTTGGTCTTTTTTATCAAGGTTTTCAGTATATGGATTTGCACTTGCCTTTTCATCTATGATTTGCGCCTCTTCAACTCCTTTTGAGTTCCAATGTTTATCCATATCCTCAAAAGAAGGTGCGGTAAATATGGGCTCTTCAATAGGGCTTGCATTGACTTGGGAATAGTCTACGTTTGGTTTTGTGTAATCACGTTGAATTACATTGTCTTGCGTAAGCGGGGAGAAATCTTCAAAGATTTCTGAATTCACATTTTCTGTATTTTCCATCATTATTCGGGTTTAATTTCATTTATGATTGTGATGCATTCATCAAGTTTGTCATTAATCTTTTTTTCAAATGCCGTTGTGTTTCTTCGATTGTCGATTGTGCCTTTCGCCTTGCTAATAGTGGATAACGACTTGTGTGTATAATTCACTAAGTCAGGCAAAGTATAATTTAATTTAGTGTATGATAAATAAACCCAAATTGCAAAAGCATATTTTCGGGGATATTTTCTTGATTTGCCAAATACTACGTCGGGAGATATATTAAACACCTTGCAAACAGCATCCGTTGCAAGTTTTAAATCAGAATTCCATACATTTTCTTGCCCCTTCCTCAGAAGGTGAATTGTTCTCATATAACCAATTTCATTCAGCGTTTCACTTAATGCTGAAAATAGTTGTTCAATTGGTTTCGTTTCGATTTTGCGTTGTCGGGTCATTGTTTGTTTCAATTAATATTTTACCTTCTTCACCCCAAATTTTACGGGCGTTTATGGTATGTACAACTTCATCACCACCGTTGGGCATCAAACCATCCATCAAAAATTTGAGGATGTTGTCTAAATCAGGTTTTTGACGATGTGGGTGCCCAATCATTGATGTTTTTTTCTTTTTGCTCCAAGTTAGTGAAACAGGTAAAACAAAAATAACATTAATAATTTCGGGCAAAGTAAATTTTTGTTCACAAGCATAAAATTGCAAACCATTTTTTGCAAGTCTATAATTCAAGACAGGTTTACGCGGAGGATTCAACCATTTATCCCTTTGCGTCATTCGTGGCTTTCCAATAGGAGTTACAAGAAATTCATATTCCATATTTACTTGCAAATTGTTTTGAGCCGACATATTTTTTAGCCGCAAATCTGCCAAAATCCAAATCCGAGGCAAAATGCAATCCAAGAAATAATCGACTAATTGATATGTCGTGTGCTAAATCAGTTAAAAACTGATAGTGTTCAGGATATTTACTTCCAATAAATTCCGCTAACGCATATGACTCAAATGAATGTCCCGAAGGATATGCGGGAGTCAGTGCAGAAGGGGCCTTATATGGAAAAAGCCGCGCCCTTAAATATTGTGCCAACTGATAGGGGCGTGGTCGCTGATAGAAAAATTTTAATTTAACAAGAACATAGTACCCATCTTTTGTTATTGAGTCAATAACCTCATCCATATCTACACCTATTTTTTCCTTACAATAGGTTTTTATCACATCTCCGAAGTGTTCGTCGTAGTTTAAATACCTCGACATAATTTCTTCGTTTTTTTGTTCGGGAGCGTTCTGAATTGAAATCAGTTCTCTCATTTCATCCCTCGTCGTCTCCGAAGTGTTTTTGGGAAAGGGATATTTTTTTAGGGATTCGTA